GGTCTTGAACGCCTCCATCAGGAAGTCCGCGCCCTCCTCCAGCATGTCGGGCTGGCCGAAGAGGAAGGACTTGTGGCTGGTGTCGAGCCCCAGCGCATGGGCGTACCCGGCGTCGAAGGCCTGCTCGTAGTCGAGGTAGATGATCGAGTCGTCCGGGCCGATCCCACGGGAGGGGTCTCCGCCGCTCAGGATGACCCGCTGCATCTCCACAGCGGTCTGGATGCCCAGTGTTGTCTTGCCCGAGCTGGGAGGCCCGTAGAACTCCACCGTGCGCCCCATGGGGACGCCGCCACCGATGGCGTGGTTGATGGCGATGTTCCCGGTGGAGATGAACACGGTGTCCGTGGCGATGGAGTCCAGCGTGCCCACCGCGAGGTTGTACTTCTTCTCGGACTGGGCCAGCAGGAGGGCGAGGCCGGAGACCTTCGGTTTTGCGACAGCCATGAATCCTTCTCAGAGTGAGGCGGTGGAGACGCCGGGCATTCCCGACAGCTCCTCGAATGTGAACCGGCTACAGAACTCAGCCATCAGGAATGCGGAGATGTAGTCGGTCATCGACTTCTCCAAGACGTTGGTGTTCTTCTTGAGGACCTTCTTGCCTTCCGGCAATCCGGAGACGTATTCGGAAACAAGATCCGGGGGTGTGTAGCCCAGCCTTTCAGCGTGGATTCTTGCCGTCTCGATTCGCTCTTTGTCGGAGGCGGATTTCGTCAGGCCCTTGGTGGTCGCTACCTGAATGCCCGGGTAGTCCTTCATCCACACGGAGGGACCCATGAACAGGGTCTTGCTCACGCTCTGGGTGACCGACAGGTAGGACAGCAGGGCTCCCTGCAACCGCAGCACGGGCTTGATCATCATCTGGTTGGAGATGCCGTAGGGCACGTCCTCCACGACCACGATGTCAGCTTCGTCGGCGGCGTACGCGATCTCCCGGAGGAAGCGCAGTGGGGGCTTGTCCCGGGAGTCGAACTGGGCGGTGACCCCACCACCAGCCCCCCGCAGGATCACTGCGGAGAGCTTGGCGGCGAGATCCACCGAGAGGATCAGGCTCACACCAGACCAGCGAGCAGGTCGTCGAAGTTGTCGACGGCGGGCTCGGCAGCAGCCTTGGCAGGGGCCTTGGTTGCAGCCTTGGCGGGGGCCTTCTTGACCGGCTCTGCCACCTTGGTCTCCTCCAGCCCCGCAAGGAGGTCGTCGGAGGTTTCCTCGGTGGCTTCCTCAGCCAGCTCCTCAGCGGGCTCTTCGACCGGCTCCTCAGCCGGGTCGTCGCCGATGCCTGCGAGCAGGTCGTCGGTCAGCACGTCGGGCAGCTCATCGAGCATCTCCCCCGTGTCGAGGTTGACCTCGTCGTCGCTGATGCCAACGCCGCCGATGCCATCCAGCAGGCCGTTGAGGTCGTCTTCCAGACCCTCGGTGGATGCAGCCTGAGCAGCCACACCCTTGACCTGATTCCACGCCTCCATGACGGCGGCGATGTCCTGCTGGACCCACTGGAGCTGCTTCGGCGAACCGCAGGCGATGGTCAGATCGGGGATCTGGTTCTCGCGGAAGGAGAGCGCCGTCATGGTCTGACGCTCCTTGTCGCCCAGCCACTCGGCGTTCGCCGCGACGGCGATGTCGAACTGCTGGAAGTTCTCGCTGGAGCACGGGCCGAGGAGCAGGTCGTGCTTGCGCAGGTCGGTCCACTCCTTCTTGGCGTCGATCAGCTTGTTGAACACCTTGTCGGCGAAGCCCCACACGAGGACCTCGACCGAGTACGGCGTCTGGAGCGTGGTGGTCCCGGCCTTGGTGCGGTAGCGGATCACGTGCATGGCGTAGCGGCGCTGCGGCTCCTGCGCGTAGTCGGGGAAGTCCTTGGCCAGCTTGCACATCGGGCAGTTCTTGGGGTCGCTGCCCTTCTCGCCGAGGATGGTGGCGTCGCCCATGCAGATCGCCTTGGTGATGAAGTCGGTCTTGTAGTCCTCGAACGTGGACTTGTCCTTGCGCTCCTTGGTCTCCATCTGCACGACGCCGTTGATGATCTGCGGCTTGCGGAGGGTGTGGACGAACTCCATGACGGGGTTCTCCAGACCAACGAGGATGCGGGCGCGCTCCCCGTTCTTGAGCTTGAGCTTCGGGTAGTCGTAGTTCGTGACTGCAACCCTGTTCTCTTCCTCGAATGTGACTCTGGGCATCTGTCTCTTTCTTGTTTCCCGGGAGCCGGATAGTTCCGGACTCGTTGGCTTCTAACTAATGGTACGGATCAGCACTGACAATCCGCAGAATGACGTCACCGTTCCAGCGAGGACTCGAACTGGAGGGCGTGGAGCGAGGCGCGCAGGTCCTTGCGGATGGCGTCCAGCTGCCAGTGAACCTGTGAAATCACTTCGTGGGCATCATTGGTAACCGATACCAATCTGTCCCTAAGATAAGCCACCCTTCTTTCCTCAAACGAATCCAGCTTGGCGTCGGCTGCCCGCTCGGCGGCGGAGGAGAACTCGGTCCTCTTCGCCCCCCGGATCTGGGTGGCCTGCATCAGGGCTCGGTCAGCGGTGAAGGCTGCCTCCTCCTTGGCCCTACGTGCCCGGCCCCGAGCGAGGGTGACCTTGCTCAGCAGCTCGTCGACCCGGTCGGCGCGTGCCCTGACCCGCAGCAGCAGGTCGGTCATCTCCGCGATGCTCTCCTGCTCAGCACCGCGCAGCCTGCCCTTGGGGTCCCCTGCCTCACCGTGGCGAAGCTCCAGCGTCTCAGTGACCCACGCCATGATCTGGGCCTCGAAGTCGGACTCGTTGCTCATACCAGCATCCCTGCCATCACGTCGTCGGCGTCGGCCACGTCGTCAGCGATCACCAGACCGGCCCCTCCGAGGATGAGGCTGATGGCTGGCTGATCGTCCGGGGAGATCCGGAACGTGCCGTCGAGCGTGACGACACCCTCCGGGGTCTCGACCTTGACCGTGTCCACACCCTGCCGGAAGTCGAGGTAGGTGGTGAACTTCAGCCACTGCTCCTCGTCGGGCATCTCGGAGATGGTCACCGTGGCGGTCTTGGGGGGCAGCAGTGCGGCGTTGTGCTCCGCGCTGTGGAACCACCCCGGGTCCTCCTCCTCAGGCTCCACAGCGGCAACGTCGGGCTGCTGGGAGGCATCTGCGGGTTCGGGCAGGGAGAAGTCTGGGTTGCGGGTGGCGTAGTACGGGGCGGAGAAGCCGAAGAAGCCTGCCTCCCACGCGTAGTACTGGTCCAGCACCTCGTGCAGCGTGGAGCCCTCCCAGTAGTGGGACTCCTTCAGCCACGGCAGCTCCACCTCGATGTCGAAGCTCTTGATCTGCTTGTTCTCGTCGAGCCGGACCTCGGTCTGGGCACCCCACTGGTAGCCCTCGTGCCAGTCCGCCCGGATCTCCAGCGGGAAGCCGGGCACCGGGAAGTTGACGCAGGGCTCGATCAGGTCGATGACCTGCTGGGTGGAGACGGACTCGTGGACGAGGAACTCCAGCGCGTCGTGGACGGTCAGGGTCATCCGGACGAGGTCCTCCAGCCCGGCCTCCTTGATGGCCTTCTTGGCACGGACCATGGCGATCTTGAGGATGTCGGCGGCGGTGCCCTGAATCGGTGCGTTGACCGACATCCGGTCACCCTTGGCCTTGATCCACTCCTTGGGCTGGTAGTGCTCCCAGATGGTGTAGAGCCGACCGAAGTGGGTGCGGACCTCCTTGGACTCACGACCGTGCGCCTTCTGGCTGGCGATCCAATCGGCCAGCGCTGGGTACCCAGCGAAGTAGTCCTCCAGCATCTGCTCGGCGTCCTCCTTGGTCACCGGGTCGGAGGGGCTGGTCAGCATCTCGGCGATGTTCCCTGCACCGGACCCGAAGAGGGTGGCGAAGTTCAGGGTCTTGGCCGACTGCCGCTGCTTCTTGGTGACATCTTCGAGGCTGACCTTGAAGGTGGCCGAGGCGGTGGACTTGTGGAGGTCGAGCCCGTTGTTGAAGGCGTCGATGATCTTGCGCTCACCGGACAGGGCCCCGGCGATCCGCATCTCCACGTTGGCGTAGTCGAAGCCGACGATCCGGAAGTGGTCCGGGGAGATGAACAGGTCCCGGAAGTTGAGGTCGAAGGTGAGCCCGGACAGCAGCTGGAAGTGGTACGGCTTGGGCCACTGCTGGTAGCTGACCTGATCCACCGAGAGCCGCCCGGTGAGGGCACCGAACTGGTTGTGGTTGGGGAAGACGTAGCCGGTGCCGGAGTAGCCCAGCTCGTTGATGAACTTGGTCAGGTAGGACCCGTTGAGCTTCACCACCTGCCGGTACTCAAGGATCATCTTGATGATCGGGTCGGACTTGGCAATCACCTTCAGGGCGTCGTCGCTGGTGCTGGGTGCCCCGGTCTTCTCCGAGCGCACCTTCACTGGCAGGCCGAGGCCGTCGGGCTTCTCGTCGAACAGGACCTTGGCCAGCTGCGGGACCGAGTTCAGGTTGATGTTGATGGTCTTGTTCAGCCGCTTGCCCAGCTGGTCCTGAATCTCCTCACCCATGAGGGTGGCGAAGCGCAGGGCCTCCTCGGACTTCTTGCGGACGTTGGGCCAGTGGAAGAACATGTTGCCGGAGGCGACCCCGGTCTCCGGATCGATGACCCCGGCCTCCATCTCCACCAGTCCCGGGAGCAGGGCCATCTCGGTCTTGAAGATGAACGTGTCCTTGAGGGCCTCGTAGTGCTTCTCCCAGACCATGAAGGAGGCGACGGAGTCCTCACAGGCGTAGCCCACGATCACGGGGCTGTAGGAGTTGCGGGTGTTGAACCGGATGTACGGCTTGCCACCCCGCTTCATGGCCGGGCCGAGGTCGGTGTCAGTGGTGGGGAAGAGGTCGTCGAAGTGGGTCATCTCCATGCCGAACGCGGCCTTGGCCACCGACTTCAGGTCCTTGCCGACGCGGAGCGGGTCGTAGCAGGCGGCGAGCCAGACCAGCAGCATCGTGTCAGCGAGGATCGGGAACATGCCCTTGGTGCGTCGGATCTCTTCGCCCAGCTCGTCGTCGTTCCACAACGTTTCACGAAACCACCGGGACATGCCCTTGAGTTCGTAGGCTGCGTTGTGGGCGATCCCCTGCCCGGAGCTGAGCAGCCGCCACAAGGCGCGGGCCACCGGGACGATGTCGTCGATGTTGCCGCCGCTGTCGTGGGCGAAGGGGATGTAGCGGGCCCACTCGGTGGAGACCGTGAAGGAGATGCCGACCACGAGGTAGTCGGGGTGGTACTGCTGGAGGGAGACACCCTTCTTGTCGTCCCCGGTGTAGCCCGCCTCGATGTCGAAGTCGAAGGGCTTACCGCTGGCTGTGATCCGGTCGATGAAGGAGACCGCACCCTTGGACCCGTAGGCCTCCCGGAGGGCTCCGTAGTTGCGAGTGGTCACTTGGTCGGCGGGAAGGTGTAGGTGTTCTGGGTCAGGGGAGCCTGCGGGACCTCAGCTGAGCCCGCACTCTTCATGGCTGCCTTGACACCTGCTCCTGCCACCGCGATGGCGAACGACAGCGGCACGGCCAGCGCTACGAGAGCGATGCCTGCCTGCGCCAGCAGGATCCAGTACGTTGCCCAGTCCATGTCAGTTCTCCTTGATCTGCGGGGTGCTCCACTTACTGGTACGCCTCACCAGAACGCCACGACAACTTCGAGCAGACCCGTTGTCTGCCCGGAGCGGTAGGCCTCGTCGACCACGGCCAGCGTCCTGCGGATCGCGAGCCTGCGCTTGGCGTTGTAGTGCTTGGAGACGTTCATCAGCTCGGTGAGCAGGAACGCCTGCGGACCCAGAGCCTTGGCCATGTCGCCGGGTGACTTGTGGTCCACCTGCATGTCATGGATCATCCCAGCCTTGTCGAGCTTCGCGTCCAGCAGGCCGATGATGCGCCCGACCTCCTCGCGAGGGATCGACTCGGCGGCGAGCAGTGCGGTCTTGCGGTCCAGCGCCAGCAGGGCGTCGGTGAAGCTGTCCCGGGGCTGCTCGGCCAGCAGGGTGTTGACCACTGAGATGGTGATCTCACCGGGGAACACGGCGAGCTTCAGGCAGATGTCGCGGACCAGCCGCAGGTTCCAGTTCGAGCGGGTGAGCAGGTGCCGGGCGATGCCGTCCCGCATGGGGGCCTTCGACTGGACCCACTCCACGGAGCGCAGCGCGGTGGCCGAGGTGAACGGCTTGCACTCCACCACGTGGCCCTTGGATCCGATACAGGCTATGTGCGGGAGGGGCTCCGGGCGGGTACCGTGTCTGCGCTCCTCCGGGGTGGGCTCGGTCTTCGGAACAGCCGCCTCGGAGGAGACCATGACCACGTAGGTCCGGGGGTTGCGCGAGCGGTCCTTGACCCACTGCACGAAGCGGTCCCACTCATGGATCTTCTCGACGTGCCGGACGATCACCAGCCGGGGTGAGGTGTCCATCGGGTGCTGGTCCAGCGCGGCCCAGATGTCCCGCTCAGAATCATCTCCGGCCACGAGGCTGACCCGGTTCCACGGCTCGGGGGCGAGGAACTCCGAGACGCTCCGGACGACCTCCTCCACAAGCACGACCTCCGGCCCGCACACCCACGTGATCTGCCGGGGCTCAGGGGTCTTCTTGGTCCCGGTCAGCCAGCCACTGAAGGTGGCGATGTCAGACCTCCCTCTTCTTACGAGGACGACGCTTAGCATCGTTGATCCTCTGACACCCCAAGCAGTACGGAGCGCCGGTCGACTTGATCCGCTCGAACTCAGCGCGAAGGTGGAGACCTCTCTTGCACATCTCTGTCCGGTGGACGTCGTGCATCCGCTGGCGGTTGACCTTCAGGGTCACGAGTTCAAGATGACCTTCCCTGACGCAGTCCCGCTGCAAGCAGAGGTGGTCAATCTCGTCCTCGCGACCCACCACGGCGCTGCGGATGTGCTGCTCTCCGTGAAGCAGTCCGTAGGAGTACCGGTGGGCCTTCACAGCACGCGGGCCGGAGTTGTCATCGCGCTGGAGATCGAACACCCCGTACCCATTCACCTTCCTGCCGGTCCAGATCACGCAGGGAGTGATGTACCCCCGGTCTTCATCAAGGGTCTTGGCGAAGAAGCGCCGGATTTCCTGTGTAGGTCTCATCAGGCGTGCGGCAGGACCCGGACGCACTGGGCGCAGGCCACACCGCTCACCGGCAGCATCGGGTTGTCGGAGAACTGGACCTTGGAGACCCAGTCCTGCCGCTTGACGATGTGGTCGAAGTTGATCGTGCACACCCCGCCGTAGACAGCCTGAAAGCGGCGTCCGATCAGCTCGAACTCCTGCACATCAGCGTTTCCGAAAACAGCCACGGGTTCCTCCTTGATGCCCTGACAGTGGGCGCACGAATACTTCGGCATGTCGGTCTTCTCGCACAGCTCTTCGCTCACCACTCGCTCCTCAGCACGCCCATCAAGCTGGAGCGTACGACCAGCCTCGGACGTATCCCGGGGCCTAGCGCGATCAGGATCCGCAGGGGCAGCTTCCTGCCGATGCCCTCGATCTCCTCAGAGTTGAAGATCCGGTAGCGCCCGGAGATGGCCTCGGTGCATAGCGTCACCATGAGTTCGGAGTGCTCGTCGCTCCACTTCACGGCGAGGTCGTCCAGAGTGTCGGGGTCCCTCTCGGTGATCGCACGCAGGGCCGACAGCACGACCTGCTTGGTGTCGACCGTATCGCCTCGATTGAGGGCGTTGCGCATCTGCCCCCCGGCAGCCAGTGCCAGCCTCTTGGCCTCGACCGCGCTGAAGTTCCGGTTCAGCAGGATCTCCTCCACAGCCGCGTCGGTGAGCAGCGGGAAGCGGTAGACGGTGCACCGCGAGGTGATCGTCTCAGGGGGCAGCTCAGTGTCGATCAGGATGAACTTGGTGGCCGTGGTCGAGCACTCCTCCAGCGTCTTCAGCAGCACGTTCTGGGCTGCCTCCGTGGACCGGGTGAGCCGGGCGATGACCAGCCGGGGGGAGGAGAAGTTGGACAGCACGGTGAGGTCCCGGGCGGCGTCCATGGTGAGGGCCCGGACCCGGATGACGCCGAAGGAGTTGTAGAAGTGGCGACCGAGGGCTTCAGCGATGGTCCACTTGCCGACCGACGCAGGCCCGACGAAGAGCGAGATCGGCGGCAGGTCATCGAACATGCCCAGCACCGTGACGGGCATCTTGATCATGACTCGAAGACCTCATGGATCTCGGCGCGCAGGGCCTTCAGCCGGTTCCGGATCGTGGTCTCGGAGACCTCGAAGTACTGGGACAGGATTTCAACGTTGGGGCTGCCGTAGGTGACCGAGTGCTCCAAGGTCATGTTGAACAGGTCCAGCATCTCGCAGCGGCCCCGGGGGTCGGAGAGGGTGGCAAGGTGGTCCTGCACGGTGAGGACGGCATCCTCGATCATCAGCTGATCGTAGGTGTCGACGTGGGTCTCCCCGTAGTAGTCCATCCACGTGTTGTCGTCACCGGCTGGTGCGTCGAGCGAGATGGCCTCGCGAGCCTTGGTGATGATCTGGCGGTCCCGGTGGTGCCGGACGTAGATCTTGACGAAGCCGGACAGGAAGGTCCGGAACATGGCCTTGCGGGTGACCCCACCATGGGTGGAGGTGAACTCGGGGTTGAAGTCGGCCAGCACGTCGTGGGCGAAGAACTTCTCAAGGATGGACATGGTCACGTCCGCACAGCTCTGGGAGTCGATGCCGGACTTGAAGACGATGCCCCGGACGTAAGGGTAGTAGTGGTCGAACAGCTCGGTGTAGTTGGCTGGGACGAAGTCCGGATACCTCGACGATGAGGGCCTTCCGGCCTGCGTGATGGTGCGGGGGGAAACGGTAAGACTGGGCACAGAAATCCTCCATGGGGTGACCGATAAGTTGACCGCTTGTTTCTCGTAAAACGCCAAGTGACGGACTCCTTAATGGGAGCCCGTCACTCGCTAAGCGGTCAACTTAGGCAGGAGGTGAAGGGCGTGAACCCTCCAGCTGCAAGACGAAGTATATCCGACCATGAGGCGTAGTGGCAACGGGAGTGAAGCTGTGTCTGACCATAGCCCTGAGGGGTGACATATGCAACTAACGTCTGCGATCCGGGCGTGTCACAAGCAGCTCCTCCTGAAGCTCGGAAAGAGCTACCACATAACTCGGTTTGGTGCCAATGCGACACACCGTCTTCCAGCCACCCATTTTGCCCTCATTGGCCAAACGTGCACGTCGGTACGCGTGCTGTCGGGAGATGCCCAAGATCTCTGCGGCCTCGGTGAGGTTGACCCAGCCCTCCAGCTGGGGGAGGTTCCCCAGCTTCTCGTCCGTGCTCATGCCCGTGCCTCCATCGTTGCCTTCATGACCTTCTTGGTGATGCTCAGCCAGTTCGTGGCGTCATCATCGGTGTGGACCTTGCGGAGGAGAGCGAGGCATTGGGTGAGCTTGTGCGAGACCGCTTCATCGAACTGGCGTTCCTCCCAGTTCGGGACCATTCTGGCGCACGCAACCTTGAGGGCTTCGGCCAAGTCTGCCGTGTCGACCACTGGCTTCTCGGACATCAGCGCGTCCCACTGATCCTGATAGTTGGGTGCTACGTACCCAGTCTCCTCCAGCAGGGCCTCCGCTGCATCTTCCTCGGAGATGTCCCTACTGGTGGAGATGAGCTTGACCGGGTCGTAGTAGCCGCACCCAGCGAAGCAGAAGGCGCTGTTGGACTCGGCGTAGATCCGCATGGATTTCGACATTCCACCGTCCTGATGGAAGATCTCGCCGAAGGGGCAGTAGACCTTCATCGACGCGGCGGCGTAGTCGCTGACGTTCATCCCGATCATGTTGCAGGCCTTGGTGATCGAGACTCTCTCGTTGGCGATCCGGAGCAGCTCAGCTCTCTCCACGATGGTTCCTCAGCTTGAAGAACATCCCGAAGGTGTAGTGGGTGTTCTCAGCCTCGGTCTTCTTCACCTCGGGTCGGCGGACGAAGGTCCCGCCCCGGCGCAGTGACCACCAGAAGTTGCCCTGCTCGATCACACCGGTCACCCGCAGGGCCCACAGCAGGAGCATCATCTTCGGCTGGGACATGGGGGTGTCGATGTAGAGGTGACCGTGCCCACCGTTGGTGCTCGGCACGTAGTGGTGGGGGAAGTCGAGGTCGATGATCGGCGCGTGCTGGCGGGTGCCCAGCAGGTAGGAGGAGACCAGCTCCCCCTCTGGGTGAGGCTGACGATCCGCGTCCATGTCGTAGCGGATCAGGGAGAGGATCATCGGCTCGTCGACCACGTTGAGCAGGTCCGCGTGCCAGTTGACCCGCTCCACGTCAGTCATCCAGTAGTCCCATCTTCTTGGCCAGCCATGCGAGTGGGAGCACGATGAAGAGGTACACCATGCCGTAGAGAATCGAGAAGATGGCCTCAAGGCCTCCCTCGCCGTCGTCGTAATCGCTCATACCTATTGATACGCCTCAGCTCAGGCGCTCAGCAGGCTTTCCATGGTGCCGTTGGTGGAGTAGTCGAGACCACCCGTACCGAGGGCTCCCAGCATCCGCTTGCTGCGGAAGTGACAGGTGGCGTAGTCGACCTCGACGATCATGCCGTTGGCCGTCTCGCCGTCCCGGTTCTTCAGGATCTGGAAGGTGACGTCGGCGTGCCGGTCGGTGTTGTCGGTGGGGGCCAGCAGGCTGACGATCACGTCGGAGGAGTTCGTCGCCTCAGCCGTCTCGGAGAGCGCGGCGGACGTGTACTGCCCGAGGTTCTCTGCGGCCTCCCTGTGCTGTCTGGAGACCTGCCACGGGGACACGAAGGCCACTCCCCGCCCGTTGTCGAAGGCGACCGACAGGAGCTTGGCGTTCTTCAGCACCTCGGCGTACTCCTCCCGGGCCGTGGTGCGTCTGCGCTCGGCGATCAGCAGCGCGAGGTAGTCGGCGATGACCAGCTTGATGTTGAACTTCCGCTGGATCCGCAGCAGCCTCTGCTCGATGCTGGCGATGCCTGCCGCCCGAGGGACCTGCGCGATGTAGATCTTGCCGTAGGCGGGGTTCTTGGCGAGGTCGTCGATCACCCGGGGGAGGATGAGTTCCTGCTCATCCGTCAAGGTGCCTGCCTTCAGATCCCGGGTGTTAAGGCCCTCGGGTGTCTCGAAGATCGGCAGCTTGGAGTGGCGGGCGATGATCTTGCGGCGGATCTGGGGACGCAGGGTCTCGGTGGTCAGGAAGACCACGTTCTGTCCCTGCTCCACGGCGGCGCTCCACGCGAGCTGGACGCACAGGGAGGACTTGCCGTCGCTGGAGTAGCCCGCGAGCAGCACCAGCTCTCCCGGCTGGAGCCCACCGATCTTGCGGTCCAGCTCGTCGATGCCGAACCGGATGCCGGAGGACACACCCTTGAGGCGCGCGTTCTTCCGCTCGGCGTAGTCGGCCTTCATCTCGGTGGCCTCGTCTGCGAGGTCCCCCTCCGGCGCGTCCTGCCGAACCAGCTCACGGTCGATTTCCTGAAACGATTCCAGCAGGCGAGCGCGGGCATCGTTGTGGCCCTGATAGGTCTGGTTGTCGATGGTCTTGCCTCGGCGCAGGATCTCCATGGCCTCAGTCAGGGCTTCGCCTGTGGTCTTGTCGGCAGCCAGCTCGCGCAGCTGCTGGAGGGACCACGCGAACTCAGAATCTTCTGTCGTGGTCTCCGACAGCATCTCGTAGGTCTCGGTGAACAGCTGAGCCTTGCCCGGCTCCATGCGGCCACGGAGGTTGTCGTCGAGGTACTTCAGCGGCATGACCGCGCCCCCGGTGTAGTCCGAGAAGCGCATGAGCATGGTGAAGAGGTCGGCGTGGACCTTCTCCGGGAAGTGGGCTGGCGTCAGGTGGGCGACAGCCTTCTCCAGCAGATCGCGCCTGCCCGCCAAGATGGCCGAGAGGACGATCTGGGAGTGTTCAGAGGCTGATGCCAACGGACTCTCCAAGCGTGAAGGCGCGCATGACGGTGTCGTTTGTGAAAACGAACGACAGCCCGGAGGCGAAGGAGATCTTGGTCGTGGTCACGTGCTTCTCGATCTCCTTGACCATGCCCATGTCCTGCACGATGTCCCCTGTGTCGAGGTCCCACGCGCGGGTCTGGACCCAGCGCCTGCCCGAGGTGTTGAGGCTGATGCTGGGACGGGAGAAGGGCTTGGGGATGTGAGCCATGTCAGTTCTCTTCAGGCTTGGGCCCGGTGAGGGCGGAGTAGTCGAGCAGGCACGCGCCGTACCCGAGGTCGAAGGCGTCGTCGGGAGTCATGCCGGTCAGCTGCTTCCGGTTCGGGTCCGCCTTCATGGCCGTCAGGTTGGCGTGCATCTGGATGACGGCATCGTCGGGGGACAGGTCGTACTGCGGATCGGTCATGGGGCTCCTTCGGGCTTCACTTACTGGTACGCCTGAGGAGGTCCCAGACGCAGGTGATCAGGAGCGCGCAGTCTGGACCATGGCGGCGTGGATCAGCAGGATCTGCTGCTGGTGGGTGACCTTGACGGTGGACACGCTGGAGCCCAGCTCGGCGGCGATCTGGGGGAAGCTCATGCCCATGTAGTACCGCAGGACGATGACCGACTTCTCGAACGACGGCATCCCCTCCATGACCTCGACCATGGCCTCCTGAAGCATGTGGGCTGCGACTGATCCCTCGGTGCCTCCCTCAGCTGGGGGAGCCATGTTGCCCCGGTCGCTGTCGCCTGCCATGTCGTCCAGTGAGACCGGGGGGCACTCGACTGCGTGGGTGATCGCACGGACCCGGTTGACGTCGATCCCGAGGATCTCTGCGGTCTCCTCAGGGCTCCTGCCGGGGGCCAGCTCCTGCATGTCCTTGTAGATGGTGCGCTGCCTGCGGGGGACGTGGTCCAGCTGGCGCATCCAGTCCTGAATGGCTCCCCCGATGCGGCGCTTGGCGTACTGGCCGAACGTCAGTGCAACAGGGGGCAGCGCCACGTCCGGGTCGTTCTCCGGGACGATGTTGGGTTCGTACCTCTGGGCGGCGGTGATCAGCCCCTGATAGGCGATGGCCACGATCTCGTCGCGGTCCACTTCCGATGCGGCTCGTTTCCAGAAAGACATTGCAATGCTCTGGGCAAGGCCCACGTGGGTCCTGACCAACTCGCTCTGGTAGTCGGAGAGGGGGACGGGGGTGGCGGCGGTCATTGTCACTGCTTTCATCCGGAAATGAGCTGTAGAAGGGCCAAGGGTGAGAGGGCAGTGAACAGCTGGGAATCCTCGTCCCAGATGTGCGCGGCCAGCGCTGCTTCACGCTCCAGCAGGGGGAGGTACTTCTCCTCCTGCGTATTGATGGTCAGGAGGTTGTGCACGTAGACGTGCTGGAAGGCCGAGCCGTCGCGGCGAATACGTCCGGCCAACTGCTCCATTCTCGCTGGGTTCAAGATCATGTCAATGTTGACGAGGTGCCGGGAGACCTGAAGGTTCAGGGACTGCTCGATGGCCTTGGTGCCGATCAGCACCTTGCACTTCGGGTCGGTCCAGAACCGCTCCTGTGAGGCTGCGCGCTTGACCTTGTCGTTCTCCTGCCCCCACACCGTGACGAAGCCCACACCCTCCTCCTTGAGCCGGATCTGGAGGGCCCTGACGGTGTTCTTCAGGTTGGCGAACACGACCACCTTCTCGCCGCGCTCGCTGAGCCCACCCTCGGTGAGCTGGTTGACCACCCAGTCGAGCTTGACGCTGGTCCCGGGGCCGTCCTCTTCCCCAAGCGCGGCGAGCCCTGCACAGATGGCCGCACCGTAGTGGATCTTGGCCAGCGCGTTGGGGCGCTTCACCTGCGTGCCCTCCTCGCGGATGATCTTCAGCACGCCCTTGCGCAGCTCGGTGTACTTGGCCCGCTGCACGGGGTAGAGGTCGAGCATGACGTCGTTGGGGATGATCGTGGGCAGGTCGACGTCGTCGAGGTCGGCGGCGGTGCGGCGGAGCACGAGCGGGGCGATCCGGGCCTTGACCGTACCGAGGTCCCGGTAGCCGACCACGACCTCCTTGCGGATGTCCTTGCCTGACTTCCGGTCGTACTCGGTGATGGTGGCCTTGCGGACGTGGCGGTGGACGAAGGAGTCCATGCTGCCCAGCGCGAGGGTGCCCCCGATGCCGTCCAGCACCGCGTGCAGCTCGGGCAGGCGCTTCTGGAGGGGGGTGCCGGTCATGATGACGTAGCGGTCGGTGCCGGGACGCAGGCCCTCGACCCCCCGGGCACCCATCCGGTCCAGCACGTAGGAGGTCTCGGTGGTGGGGTTGCGGAGGGCGTCGATGTCGTCGGTGAGGAAGAGGGAGAGGTCGAAGTTCTCCAGCAGCTGGTAGTCGTTGCGCAGCATCTCAGGCCCGATCAGGAGGACCTGCCACGGCTGGAGGTAGAACTGGGTGCGCTGCTTGCGGGTGCCTTCGGAGACGAGGATGTTCAGGCTGGGCATCATCCGGAGAAGCTCGGTGCGCCACTGGTGGAGGGCGGGGGACCGGGGCACGATGATGACTCGACCCTTGCCACCGTGGGCGCTGGATCTGTCACGGAAGAGGGACAGCTCCCCGGTCTCGATCAGCATGGCGATCAGCCCGCCAGCCTCGGTGGTCTTGCCCGATCCCATGGTGTCAGCCAGCAGGGCGTGTTTCTTGAAATAGAGCCACGCCACCCCGATGTGCTGGTGCCTGCGGAAGTGGATCCCACAGTCCCGGCAGCCGGGCTTGGGCCGGTCGTAGACGGTGTGGGTCTTGACCTCACCGTCGGTGTCACGGATCTCCTCGACCCACCCGCGCGCATGGATGCGGCACAGGTCGTAGTTCCACACCTTCAGGGGCGGGAGCTTCCAGTTCACGGACTGGTGGATCCTCCACGCGAGCTGCTCACGGCGAGCTTCGGTGAAGTTCCGGACGTCAAAGTTGAGTGGCAAGGGATTATTCCTCCTGACCACTTATACGCCGCTGAACTCCATGTCCTCAGAACGGGCGACAACTACTGCCTGCTGGCTCCCGACGGTGGCCATCTCAATGGCATACGACGGGTCAGAGAGAAAAGCCGATACAGCAGCAGCCCACATGGGGCGGAGGCGTTCGAGCAAGGACTCTGGCACGGAGCAGATCGTATCAAGAAACCTACTACCTAGTGTCGTAGGTCACGCCCGGCGTGTCGCAACTCAGGTCACTCCGGCCACACGCCGGATGAACTCGTACGACGAGACTCCCTTGATCCCACTCCCCCACGAGGAACAGTGCACCCCGACATGGGTGGGGGTGATCGCGCACGACACGGTGGTCCCGGGCACCCACGACACTCCATCAGGAGAGATGTCTGTCCGCCACGTAGTACCCCCAAGGAAGACCAGCCGCTCGTACAGCGGACCATGGGGGTACCCAACCGTTGTGGACTGCGCCCCGGCTACCTGATAGTTCGTCATCACTCGGGTATCCACGCTGAGGGCCCCATTGTTGGTGAACGACAGCGTGATGAGCTGGGTTCCAGCCCCCGATGTGACTCCGTCGGCGAGGACGAGTCCCCCCATGACGTAAGCGCCGTTAGAGCCGTTCAGGCTCAGGTGGGTCACGAACGCGTCTCCGGCGATCAGACTTCCCCCCACACCAGACAGGGGGCGCATCATGGCGTGCAGTTCGGAGGCTGCGTCCTCTCCGTTGTTGAACACAGACAGGACGTCAGCAGCCTCAGTCCAGACCGCTCGGGCGGTGCCTCCCGACTTGTCGACTCGCACCCACGCGGCGTCCAGTGAGGCGTTGTTGAACTCATCAAAGGACGTCCAGCCAACCGGGACGTTCCAGCGGCGGTCGCCGATTCCAGCGGCTGGGGCAACCACGGGGGTCTCGGGATTCGACCCGGACAGTTCGCCTGTCCAGACAGTGACGTTGCGGATCCATCCGGTCTCCGTCCGCGAGTAGAGACCGACCCGCCCCGTGTTGACTGCTCCGGCAGCCGTGATCGTGACCTGATAGACGTGGTCGACGTAGACGTCGAACAGAGTGGGGAGCACAACGGACTGGTAGACCGACAGGACGTAGTCGGTGTCCAGCGCGAGTGATGTCGCCATCGTGAACGTCGAGCCCCCGACCCCGTACCTGTCCCACCAGATCTTGGACACTGCGCCTGCCCGCTGGAGACCGATACCCAGCCCGCCAGCTGCCCACGCTCCGGAGGAGTAGAACCCGACGCCGAGCCCGGTCCCGTCGGCGGTGATCCGGACGGTGCACTGCACCGCACGGGCCTTGACCCCCAGATCGGTGTTGAACTCCAGCCAGCTGTCCTGCAAGGTTGAGGTCTGGTTCACGCCATACGCACCACCGGAGGTCCACGTGCCTGAGCGCGATGTCCACCCGGTGAGGTCGGCCATCCCGGACGCGTCCAGCCTCTTCGTCCAGACAGCCTTCATCCCATCGCTGCTGCCTCCGCTGCCACCTGAGGGGGTGACTGGCTCCCACTGGGTGCCGGTGTATCCCAGCACCTTTCCAGAAACAGCTCCAGCGGTGGCGACGTCGGTGAGGGAGTCAAGGGTGGATGCCCCACCACCTGTGGCGGTATCCCACTTCATCCCCGTAGCTGCGGTGGGGTCGGAGGTCAAGACCTTGCCCGCCGTAGCTGCCACAGGAAGCGTGGTGGCCCCCGGCATCGCTGCCGTGAAGACGATCTCCGGGATGGTCTGGTAGTTGTCGCCGTTGCTTGCACTGATGTAGATCCGGTAGTGGAGGTAGGCGGTCGTTGTGGTGACCGCGAAGGACTGGGTCTGTCCGATGAGCCACGTGATGCCGGTGTAGGTCGTCAGGTCCACCCACGTGGTGCCGTCGCTCGACCCCTGAATCATGAAGTCTCGGGGGCTGCGGTTGGCCGAGAAGGTGTAGATGCGGATCGAGACGGACACCACCTTGGCGATGGCGGAGAACTGAGCGGCGATCCACTGGGGCATCGCGTTGGTGCTGTGCCAGTAGGTGGCCGAGTTGCCGTCGAAAGCGTTGCTGGCCTGATTGGCTGGGTTGGCGTCAATGACTGTGGCTGCCGTGACTCCCACGACGGTCGGTGTGTACTGCGTCCCTGTGGCACTAGCTGTGACGAGGTCGCCAATGGCGACGGGCTGAACCACCGTGGCCGGAGCACCGACAACGGCCTTGCCGACGGAGACCCAGTCGGATGCGGTGCCCGGCATGACAGGGGACCCGTAGATCTTGAAGACTCCAGCGGAGCCGCCTGTGCGGGCTCCCGCAGCCGGTCGGAAGGTGGCTCCCATAGCGGCGTAGTTGCCGACCGTCCACGTCTTGATCAGGAGACCCGCTGAGGAGTAGAGGCTGATCGAAGTGGCGGCGTACCGGATCTCCCAGACGTCGTCGTTGGTGTCGGACGCCAGCGCCATGGTGTCAGCCAGAACGACCCCTGCGACGTAGCACTTCAGGAGGTTGTTGAAGACGTCCCACACCACCCCGTAGAACGAGGGGAGGGCCTCCACGGTGGTCGCGACCGTGGCTGACTGGGTGGAGGAGACGATGCCGATGGCAAGGGCGTCCGCCACAGTAGTGGTGCTGCCTCGCCACTTCAGGGTCAGGGGGGTGGCGAATATGAAGGTCTCGTTGCTGATCACCGAGGCGACAGCACTGCCCGCGTTGTTGATCAGGGTGACCACATGGTTGGTGGTGTCCACCGATGCACAGTTGTTCCGAGTGAAGGCGGTGCCGTCGACCCCGGTGGTGGTGCTCGCCGAGCCGGAGTTCAACGGGTCGGTCATGTTCGAGGTGACACACAACCAGAGGATCCCGTTGCGGAGCATGATCTGGCCGGGCAGGTACGTCTTGCCGGGGGTGTAGCCGTTCTCGTAGAACACCCCTCCGGATGTCCACAGGGCGTCCCCGTCGGTGACCGAGTTCTTCCGGAGGGCGTCTCCGACAGCGCCGCCTATGGGGAGTGCGCCTCCGCCCCCTGTCTGGGAGACAGGTACCCACTTGGTGCCGTTGAAGCCAAGCACCTTTCCGGAAACAACTCCGGAAGTGTCGACGTCGGTGGTGAGGCCAGCGAGGGCGGTGGTGCCTCCACCTGTCGGGGTGGTGGGCACCCACTTGGTGCCGTTGTAGGCGAGCACCTTTCCGGAAACAGCTCCGGTGGTGTCCACATCAGTGGTCAAGCCCGCGAGCGCGGTGATCACGGTGGCGGGGGTTGCCGGGGCCCACTTGGTGCCGTTCCACGTCAGGACCTTGCCGGAGGCGATCCCGGTGGTGATCACGTCAGTGAGGGCTGCCAGCGTGGTGACTCCGGACGATGGCGTGGCGGGGGTCCACTTGCCGGTGGTGGAGTTCCACACCAAGACCTGACCGTTGGCCAGCCCGACGACAGTGACGTCCGTCTGGGTGGCAAGAGTGGTGGGGCCAGCTGCGCCGACGCCGGGGACCCACTGGATGCCGTTCCACTTCAGGACCTGCCCGGAGACGGGAGCGACCGTGGCGGTGTCGACGTCCTTGAGGTAGTCGAGCCCCAGTGTCACGGGGAAGACTCCCCCGGCCTGTGAGTAGGTCAGGACGTCCCCACCCAGCGCGGAGGCGAGGTGCACGTCCTTGAGCAGGGCGAAGGCGACGGTGGCCTGTGCTTCGCTGCCGGAGGAGATCGGGGTGGAGGAGGTGCCTCCCAGCGCCGAGCCTCCCATCTTGTCGAGCAGCCGGGTGAGCCGGAGCGCGACCGTCTCGAACTTGGTCATCACGGTCAGCTCGTAGGTGACCTCGGTGTTGGAGTTGATCCCGATGCTGAGGCTGGAGACCTGCACGACCTCGGTCTGGTACTCACCCGTGACGGGGTCCTTGTCGCCGTTCTCGACCGTGACCCAGTCGTTGATCCCGAAGTCGTCAAAGGGGATCCGACCCTCGCGGGCGACGATGGAGAGGGTCCGTCCCACCAGCTTGTTCTGGAACATCTCAAGGTTGGACTCAGCGACGGCTGCCGCTGCCGTTGCGGAGGTCTCGCTGCCACCCTCAGCCCAGCCCTCACGGATGTGCGGGGTGGCGTCGGAGGTGCCCACTGCGGTGGCCATGGAGCCGTCGGCAGCCGGGGTGTAGATGTGGTTGGCAATCGTCCGGGTGGAGGACTTGTAGGTGTGACTCTTCTGGTCTCCGCCGATGAAGAACTTGATCTCCGACTCCCGGTGGGAGCCGACGGAATCCTGCGAGATGAAGAGCCGGAAGCCCTCCATCATCGTGAACTCCCACCCGAAGGAGTCAGAGAACCTCTGGAGGAGGTCCAGAGGGGTCTCTCCGGGGCTAACGCTGACGTCCTGAAGGTCGGTCCACGGCTGACCCTTGGAGTCCGTGTACTCGTCAAATGTCAGGTCGAGGAACATGAGTCCCCCGCGACCCTGAATGTGGCCGATCAGCCACACCAGAGCAGTCGCTGCGTGCACCCCGAGGAAGTCCTTGGACACGAAGGCATCGGTCAGGGCCTCATCATCGAAGGCCAGCATCGGGACCATGACGCCCCACTGGAGGACGGACAGGGTGCCCTGCCCAGCGATGGTGACCTGCTCACCGCCGTCCTCACCTGCGACGACGTCCTTCTCGACATCCTGCCCGAGCCACTCGCCCCGGAAGGCTCCGTTCTCGTAGACCTTCCACAGGTACTCACGGTCGAGGATCGTGCCCGCGATACCCGACGGCAGGGGCTCGGTCAGGACGGGAGCGCCCGCGTCAAGGGTGATCGACCCAGAGCCCTGCTCGGCGGAGGAGTCGCCGTAGGACATGTCCGAGAAGGTGTTGATCCGCGCGATGACGGTGGCCCAGTCGTCCGGGCTCAGGATCACGAACTCCCAGCCGGTGTTCTCCAGCGGGACCGGGGGCTTGACCGTGACCCAGACGGTGTTCGAGATGCGGATGGTCATCAGGAGCCGTCCGTAACCAAGCGGAAGGAGACGCCCGGGGGGACAGCCTCGACGGGGATCTGGACTTCGATCACGGTGTGCTGCATGTCCATCTCACCCGAGAGCATGTCCATCTGCCGGGCGGCTGTGTAGGCGTTCACGGTCGGGGGGAAGGTCTGCCACGACGTGACGCTGAGCGGATCCCACTCCACACCATTCCTCCACTCCAGCGATCCGGCGTACTGACTCTGAAGATCGCCAAAGCCGAAGCCGAAGATTCGGATGCCGTCCCCCGCCCTGCCGTTGTCGGGAGTGACGAACCAGATCCGGGGGTCAGGGGTGCCTGTGTTGACGTCTCCCTCGTGGACGTACTCGACCGCGACCGACCTGCGGGTGACCTCCACGCCATGGTTGTAGTTGACGTACTCCTGTGCGACATCCTCGTGGACCTGCTCGATGCCGAAGTTCTGGAAAACGTACTCAGCGTCTGAGCCGACCATGGCCGGGTCGATGCCGAAGTTGGAGTACACGTAGGAGCAGGCAGCTCCGACCACTGTGTTGATGCCGAAGGACCAGATCGGGCTCCACACAGTCCACGCGGTGGTGCCGGTCTGGGCAGCTCGGGCTCGCCAGTAGTAGTTGGTCAGGTTGACCAGACCGGACGCCAGCGCCGTCACGAAGCCGTCCGGCTTGTTGGTGAGGGTCACATCCACCACGGGGGAGGAGAAGGTGTTCTCTGTCGCCACCTGAATCTGCACGTCGGTGTTGCTGGCGTCGGAGGAGGAGACCAGCACCTTCAGGGTGACCGTGGTGGTCGGGCTGGTGGTGGTATCGGATGGCTCGATCTGGGAGACGGCCCACGCGGACACGGCAACAGTCGCTACGCCAGTGAGCTTGCGTAGCGCTCCGGTTCCTCCGGTGTCCAAGAAGGCCATGGTCCGACTCCTACTGCTGGGTGATGGTCAGGCCCCCGGCGACGATGCGGGGGACATCCCCTGCACCGCTCACGGCGACGGTGGCGGTCAGGGGTCCTGCATATGTCAGGACTCCTCCTGCTGAGTTGTCGAAGGCTGCCCAGTGGGTCAGGCTGGCCTGCGAGTAGACCCCTGTGGCCGTGGCGAAGACGATGTCGGTGGCGTTGGTCACCGAGACCGCCGACCCACCGATGGTGCCCCAGAGGGCGATGTCGTTGGTCACGGCCTTGCGGGCGTACCCACCTGTGGAGGTCGGCTCGACACCGGCTCCTTCGGGGTCGCCGTTGAAGAGGGCGAAGTACAGGGTGGGCAGGGCGACGGCGCTCTTGTCTGCCCCGAAGTGGGAGCGGAGCGAGATGTTGCGGGCGTTCACAGTGGACATCGGTCAGCTCCAAGACTCTGCTTCGGCATACAGGCGGAACGTGTGCAGTCCCAGCTGTGCGTTGGATGGGGTGATCCTCCGGAGGGTGAGGACCCCGGAGATGGCTCCGGGTCCGATGGCTCCGATGGTCTGCTGGGCAAGGAACAGGGTGTCCTTCGCGATGATGTGCTCCAGCTGGGCCGACGGAGTGGAGTCTGTCGGGGACTCCATGGCCACCACGACGTTGCGCGCCGTCAGCAGGGTGGAGGTGTTCTTCACCCGGAAGTAGCGGTCATCGGTCGAGGACCTCGGGACGTTGCCCCAGTCGAAGTTGGAGGGGGAGACCCGCTCGTCTCCGAAGGCGCTCCACAGGATCAACTGGTCAAGGCTCTGACCCACCGTGTTCTCTCCGTACAGGTGAAGTGCGGTGAGGCTCCCGGGAGCTGTGAACTTCACAGCCTTGATGCCCAGCTTGGTGGTGCTGGAGTATGCGCGGTAGTCCGGGCTGATGGTGGAGCCGCCGCCAGCGGTGGACACTCCAGTGACCCACGTGCCGTCCACCCCATTGGTGGAGTCGACCGAGGTCTTCACCCCGATCACGCCTCCTGAGGACCGCAGGAAGTAGCCGTCGAGGTCACGCTTCTGCGGGAAGATGACGATCAGCTCGTCGCCTCCGGACACAGCCGTCTGCACGGTCTCGTTGTTCAGGTTCACCAGATCGGCTGCGGACAGCTGCGAGAGGGTGTCGCCGGACAACCGGTAGACCTGTGTGCCGTCCTTGTCGATGGCCATCCGCCACGAGGTGGCATCGGGGTAGTTACCGGCCATAGCCGTCTCCTGTCAGGCCCATGACTGGGCCTCCGAGAACACCCGGAAGGATCCGGCACCCAGCTGGGCATTGGCGGGGGTGAGCCTCCGGAGGGTGAGGATGCCAGAGACTGCGCCGGGGGCCAGCGTGGAGATCGTCTGCTGCGCCGTGTAGGACCCTCCGTTGAGGGACAGGGCGTGCTGGCCCGGTACCGACGGGCTCTGGTTGGTCAGCACCTCCATGGCCACCCGGACGTTGGTCGCCGTCTTGGTGGGGGACATGTTCTTGATCCGGAACTGCCGGGTGTCCGAAGAGTTGCGGGGCACATCACCCCAGTCGAACCACGAGGGAGAGACCCGCTCGTCGAGGGTGGGGTGCCACACGAGGAGGCGGTCCAGCGTCTGACCTGCGGTGATCTCTCCGTAGATGTGGATGGCCATCAGGGCGGAGGCTCCGGCGAACTTCACTGCTTGAATGCCCAGCTTGGTGGTGCTGACAGCTTCGCGGTAGTCCGGAGCCACCTTGGCGTTGCCGTCGCTGAACGTTCCGATGGCGAAGGTGCCTGCGGTGGTCCATGTCCCATCCACCCCATTGGTGGAGTCGACTGAGGTTGTGACCGTGGCGGTGCCTCCTCCGAGACCTCCCGTCCTGCCCTTACCGAAGAAGGCGTCGAGATCCCGCTTCTCCGGGAAGATGAGGACGACCTCCCCGTAATCGAACATGCCGAAGGCAGTCAAGACGGCATCCCCGGTGGCCTCGTTGTTCAGGTTCACCAAGTCGGTCCCGCTGAGGGGTGTGACCACCCCGCGCACGACGCGGTAGCCCTGAGTGCCGTCCGTGTCGTATCCCATGCGCCATGACGGCGCGTTCGGGTAGTTACCTGCCATGGCTCATCAGCTCCACGTCGCTGCTTCGGCGAACACCCGGAAGGCGCTGAGACTCAGCTGTGCGTTGGCGGGGGTGATCCTGCGGAGGGTGAGGACGTCGGAGAGGGCTCCGGGGGCCAGCGTGGCGATGGTCTGCTGTGGCAGGTAGGACCCGCCGCCGATGGACAAGGTGTGCTGTGCCGGTACCGAGGGGGATCCATCGGTCAAGGACTCCATGGCCACCCGGACGGTGTTCGCCGTCTTCGCTGCGGCGAGGTTCTTCACCCGGAAGGTGCGGGAGGCAGAGGTGTTACGGGGGACGTTGCCCCAGTCGAAGTACGCCGGGGTGATGCGCTCATCAAGGGTGGGGTGCCACAGCGCGAGCCGGTCGATGCTCTGGCCTGCGGAAATCTCACCGTAGAGGTGGACAGCTGCGGGGTTGAACCCAGTGCCCAGCCCAGCTCCTGCGGAGATCCGGACGCCCCGGATCCCGAGGGCTGTGGCCGACTGAGCGTGGAGCCGGTAGTTCGGTACAACCGCCTCGACCACGCTGTAGGTGCCGCCGAGGTTCGTCCACGTGCCATCGGACCCGTTCGTGGTGTTCGTCGAGGTCTGCACCTGCGCGCTGAAGTTGTCCCTGTCACTGCCCGTGATCCAGTATCCGTCGAGGTCTCTCTTTTCAGGAAACAGGAGGATCAGGTACCCAGCCTGATTCTGGCTGATGCCGATGTTGATGTAGTCGTCAGCTTCGTTGTTGATCGTGATGAGATTGGCGTTGGTCAGCTGCGTCAGAACGCCGGAGTTCATCTTGAAGCCCTGCGTGCCGTCGCGGTCGTATGCCATGCGCCACGAGGGCACGTCGGCGTAGTTGCCTGCCATGTCGGATCTCCTAGTCGAAGTACGCGGGACGCCACTTGATGATTGCCTGACCGGAGCCAGCATCCCGGGTCAGTGTCACAATGTTGCTTCCGGAGGCGAGTCCGAACCATTGCCGCATACCCGAACGCGTGACCGCTCCAATCAGGTTCGCCCCGTCGGAATCGCGTCTTGCAGACATCTTGTCCACGTCCAAGGTCACTGTATCGGCAATAGCGACCGAAGACCCCAACTTGACCCAGTTCTGGGGGGCGAATGTTGCATTGGTGAGGACCGGGTTGGTCAGCTGACCCTCGAAGTCCATCGTGATCTTGTGGGTGCGCGCGTCCCCGGGGTTGGCGATCACGACCGTCTCCCCCGCCTCGACCACGGTGGTCTGCTCCTCACCGAAGAACAGGCCCTCCAGCATGAGCAGGTCGACGGAGAAGGTGGCGTGCGCGTTGCCCTGCATGGTGGGGGCCATGACCCCGGTGTTCTCCACCAGTGCGGAGGCGGACATGACCTCGAAGGTGTCCGGATCGATCCAGCGCTTGGTCAACGTGAAGGGCATCGAGTCGTCCCTCCAGAAGAGCTGGCGCAGGGCCCTCCAGTTCTTCTGGAACTCCAGCTCGGTGCTGCGGGCCGTAGGAGCCCCGCCGTCAGCCGTGGAGCCCTGTACCCACATGGACAGCGACAAGGCCTTGGAATCGATGGTCTTGGCCTTGTGGAAGGTGCCCGGGTAGTAGGCGAGGTTCACGTTGGAGCCCCGGAAGTTGGCGACGCCGCTGCGGCCTGTGAGGGTGCGGATGTTCCATGCGAAGTTCTGGATCGAGACGCCGTCCACATCCCAGTAGACCGGGGTCGTGTTGGTCACTTGAAGTCACCTGCGTTCAGTCCGAGATGGGCGAGCTGCTGGGTCTTGGTCGTCAGCGAGTTGGTCGCACGCTCAGGCACCGGGTTCTGGATGATGACGTCGCCGAAGGTCACGCTGTTGACCGTGGTGTTGCCACCGCCCCCGAAACTCGGGCCCCTGCCGCCACCGGGTGAGTTGGTGGGTGCCATGGTCGGCACGAGACCGCCACCGTTGAAGACCAGCTGGCTGCCACCGTCCTTGGGCTTGCGCGAGGAGCTGGCGGCTGCCGCGAGCAGCTGGGCGTAGGACATGACGCCCGAGTTGAGCTTGACGAGGTTGTCGATCCCGACCCTGTCGACGATGCCCTTGCGGACGACGAACTCACCGGGAGTGAGTCGTGCTGCCACGGTGTCGCTGTTGCCATGTCCGGGGACGCCGCCACCACCCGCACGGTGGATCTCTCCGCCGTTGTGGGGCGTCTGGGTACCGTCGCCATGCCCTGCACCGAACCCTGCTCCGGCGTTGCCCCAGAAGTCCGTCCACCACTTGCCAATGGTGTTCTTGACGCCGTCCCACCAACGGCCCCACGCGGTGCTCACACTGTCGACGAAGTCGGTGGCGATCTTGGCCAGATCCCTGCCGAAGCCGGGGAGCGTCACGTTCCAGAACTTGTCCCACATGGGACCAATGCCGGAGACCCACTTCTGGATCTGCGCCTTGGCGTTGGCCAGCCACTTCGGGAAGGTGACTGCCCAGAAGTTGTTCCACGCTGGGCCGATGCTGGAGATCCACGAGCGGACGGCAGCCGACGCGCTGGAGATCCACGCGGGGAAGGTGACCGTCCAGAAGGTGGTCCATGCCACCCCGATACCTGCGAACCACTGGGTGACGGCTGCGGATGCCTGCGTGACCCACAGCGGGAAGGTGACCGTCCAGAAGGTGGTCCACGCCGCTCCGATGCCTGCGAACCACTGACCCACTGCCAGCGTGGCGCTGGTGACCCACTTCGGGAAGGTCTCGGTCCAGAAGGTGGTCCATGCCGGGCCGATGCCCTCGAACCACTTGACGGTGGCTCCCAAGGCGTACCCCGCCCAGTAGGGGAACGTCTTGGTCCAGAAGTCGGTCCACGAGGTGCCAAGGTCGTCGAACCACTTGGTGGCCCCAGCGCCGAGGTCGTTCCAGAACTTGGGGACCTGCACCCCCCAGTACTCATCCCACAGCTTGCCGAAGTCGCCGAACCACTTGCTGATGCCCCCGGTGAGGTCGTTCCAGAACTTGGGGACCTGCACCCCCCAGTACTCATCCCACAGCTTGCCGAAGTCGCCGAACCACTTGCTGATGCCCCCGGTGAGTTCGTTCCACCACTTGGGGAGGGTGGTGCCCCAGAACTCGTTCCACCCCTTGACGAAGTCGGTGAAGAACTGGTCGATGTCCTCCTTGGCGGAGCCGAAGAATCCCACGAGGGCTCCGATGAGCCCACCGATGATCGCGCCGGGGACTGCCCCGATGCCACCGAACAGCAGGCCGACAGAGCCACCGATGCCTGCGCCTGTGGCTGCCCCGGAGAGGGTGTTGCCTCCGAGCCGCTGGCCGGATCCGTCCTTGCCCTCGGGGGCGTTGTTCGAGATGACGTCGCCCACGATGGTGCCCAGAATCGACGCGATGGCCGCGAGCGGGCCACCTGCACCCTTCAGGATCGACGCGAACCCCTTGAGGCTACCGAACCCCTTGATCAGGGTGGAGAAGCCCTTCAGACCTCCCCCGGAGAGGAGGACCTTGAAGCCATCGAGCAGGCTGCCTAGCCACTTGAAGCCCTTCAGCCCACTGAGGAGCTTGGGCAGCCCCTTGAACAGGCCGAACAGCTTGCCGAGCTTTCCGAAAAGGAACTTGGCTCCGTCGGCGATCCCATAGAACATCGCCTTGATGAAGCTGAGTCCGGTGTACCGCTTCCCGGTGATGCCGAAGAGCTTCATCAGGACGGTCTTCAGCGACTCGAAGAACTTGAGGATGCCACCGGTCTTGTAGAGCTTGATCAGCCACCCGATGAGGTTCTCAAGGCCGGTGAACTTGGCCACGAAGGACATGGCTCCGATAGCTGCGGCGGCTCCGATGAGCATCTGGAGGACGGGGCCGATGACTGGCATCTTGATGACGGTCAGCAGGATGTCGAGGAGCCCGTTCAGGGTGTCGAAGAAGACCGCAGTGCCGGGGCCATCCACCAGTGTGGTGATCAGGTCGACGATCTTGATCAGCGAGTCCACGAACTTGGGGCCAATGTTGGCCTTGCTCAGGGCATCGAACAGTGACGCCAGCTTGGGACCAAGATCGTCGGTGATCTTCTTGAAGATCTCCGTCATCTGCTTGATGTTCTTCGGGTCGGCAGCCTGCTTGCCGAACCACTTGAAGAAGGTGCCGAACATCCGGGAGATCTCGGACAGGAGGGGCTTGATGTCCTCAAGCCATTTCTTGAAAGGAGATCCCTTCTTGGTGGCTGCCTCGGAGGACGCCAGCCAGCCCTCGGTGGTCTTCTGGATACCGTCGGTGATCCAACCACCGAACGCCTCCGCCGCCTTGGCGAAGTTGAACAGGGTCTTGGCGATGTTCTTGATGATCTGCCACCACTGGCGCAGCGTCCCGAGGACACCCTTCGACCCGGTCTCCTTGTCACCCATCAGCCACTTGCTGAGGGACCCGCTCTTGCGGGCCTCCTTGACCATGGCCGCGATGTTCTCGGCACCCTTCTTGAACCCCTTGGCGAGTTCGATCAGGAATGGCATCGCGATGACGGTGAGGTCCTTGAAGACGCCCCACAGGACGTTCAGCCCGCCACCGATGGCGTGGATCAGAGGGACGTTCTGCTTGCCCAGCAGGATCAGGTCGCTCTTCCACTCCGGGGAGGAGATCATCCCGATGAACTCGTGGGCGACGTCGCCGAGCGCACCTGCGGTGTCAGACAGCAGGCTCTGGATGGTGGGCAGCATCGAGCGCAGCTTGCCGGTGTCGTTGACGATCTTGGAGAAGAAGGACTCCTGCACGGTCCTCTTGACCTTGGTCCACGCCTTGTCCATGGCGAGGATCGCCTCGACGAACTTGCGAGCCGAGGGGGAGAGCTTGGCCAGTGCGGCGGCGAGCGCGTTGTTGGCGGAGGCCCCACCACCGGAGGCCTTGGCGTCGCCCTTCTTGGCGTTGATCAGCGCGATCTGTGCGTCCCGCTGAGCCCAGATGGCATCGGTCAGGGCACGCTGGGCCATGATGACCGCCCGGTCACCCTTCATGCCCTTCTTCTTCATGTCCTTCAGGTCATCCTGAAGTTTCGCGTTGTTGTCCTTGGCCTTCTGCTCGGCGGTCTTGGCGTCCTCGACGGCTGCCTGCGCGGCCATCTTCTCGGCCTTGGTCGAGTTCGGGTCGGCCAAGATCCGAGCGAGGTTCTTCTCCGCGTTCTCCCGCTGGGCGGTGAGGCGCTTCTCCGAGGCAGCTGCATCCTTGGCGGTCTGCTCCAGATCCTTCAGCCTCTGGAGGTAGTCCTTGCGGGCGTCGGCGAGATCCTCTTCAGCCCACTTCAGGTTCTCCGTGGCGCGGCGCAGGTTCTCCCGGGCGCGGGCGACCTTCTCGGCCTGCGAGATCTCGGCCTGTGAGCTTCCACCGCCGCCTCCGCCACCCCCACCTGAGGCTCCAGCCTTCTTCGCTGCCTTGAAGGCCGAGAACACCCCTCCGATGCCGCTGAAGGCCACCTTGAGGGCCCCGACGATGGAGAGCAGGGAGAACAGTGCCGGGATGGCTGCGAGGGCCGCTCCGGCGACCTGACCGAGGCTGGAGGCCAGCCCGATGCCCGCGCCGCCCAGTGCGCCGATGCCTGCCACCAGAGGGTTCATCAGGGACAGCAGGCCAGCGATGATCGGGACCAACGCGATGAAAGGCGGCGTCAGCTTGGGTCGCCACTTGCCGAGCTTGTCGAAGCCGTTGTTGATCTTCTCGACCCACGGGACCGCGCGCTGCACCCCGCGCTGGAAGTTGGTCATCTTGGAGGCTGCCGGAGTCAGCGCCGCCCCGACGCGCTCGGTCTCGGTGGCCATCCTCCGCGCCTCACCAGCGTGCTTGGAGATCGTGGAGGTGGCGCTCTTGAGGACGGTGTCAGCCTTCGAGGTGGCATTCCCGAGGGCGCTCGCAGCAGCTCCACCCTCCTTGAGGACGGTGTTGTGATCCCGGTGCGCGTTGGCACTCTCGTGCACGGCGTTGGTGTCGTTGCTGATGGCCTTGGTGTGGCCCTGCGTGGCCGCTGTGGACGCCTTGGCCCCCGAGACGGACGCGGCGTTGAGGCCAGCCTCCTCGGCCTTCAGAGCCGCGATCTCAGCCTTGGCCTTGCGTGCCTCCCGGGCAACAGCGGAGAAGTCGGCAATGGCCTTGTAGATGACCCGAGTCTCGTTCTCAGCCATTGCCCACCTCCTTTGTGCCTAGAGCATCTTTCCCCGCTGGTCGAGGCCCCCTACCATGCCCCGGAGCCTCTCGAAGGACCCGTTGCTGTTCTTCGCTAGTGCCCGAGCGATGGCCTCGTTCGGATCGATGTCAGGTGCCTTGCCGTTCTCTGTCGGAACAGAGGGTGAGGTCTGCCTGTCGGGAGTGGCCCCGAGCATTGCGGCCTCGATGTCGTCGTACGCGAGGGACCCTGCCTGAGCCAGAGGCTCCTTCTTGTCCTTCGCATCCGCCATGTATCCGTTGACGATGAACCCCGCGAGGTTCCGTGCCAGCCATGAGAAGCGGCCATCCTCATCTCGTTTCTGGAAGAAGCGCCGCTGCTGGATGGCTGCGGTGATCTGCCGGAAGCGTGCGAGGGGAAGCTCCCAGATGACCTCGTCGGCCCAGCCGTACTCCGCCGACACGAGGTCGAAGGCAGCTGAGAACCCACCGAGGAGGCCATCGGGGTCTAGGACCGCGAGCTTCTCTTCGAGGATGCGCCCTGCTTCGCGACTGCGCTCGTCTGCTGGACCTTCAGCAGAAGAGCTAGACGTTTTCCCAGTGCCACGATGTGGGGTGCCTCGACCTTGATGATCTGCTCCAAGATGGTGACGAGGTCATCGATCTCCGGGTCAACCAGCTCCAGACGAAGCTCGGCTTCGGCCTGCTCGTTCTCGGCCTTCTCGATGGCAGTCAGGCGGGCCCCGTCGTGGAGACCTGCCGGGAAGACCATCCGGTTGATGAACTCGACGGCCTCGTCCTCCGCCTCCGGGATGGCGATGATGACCGCCCCCAGCAGCTGGCCGGTGAACGCCTCGGTGGAGGTGTTCGGGTCGAAGCTCAGGGTGGGCAAGACCTCCGATGCGCCTCGGGTGAGGATCTTCAGCAGGGACATCAGGGCCCGCGTCTTGAGACGCTCGACCTTGATCTGGGTGCCGGACACCAAAGCCACCGGGGTTGCCTCCGGTGCCAAGGTGTCGATGTCAGTGTTTCCGGTCGTCATGCGACTCTCTCTCCTACTTAGTTGTTTTTGGAATCAGCTCCAGCGTCAGAGCGGACGGCTCAGCAGGTGTCCGATGCGCTTGGTCGGCTGGCCGGTGCGGCTGTCGAGGACCGGGTTGCCCTTCTCGTCGGTCGAGGAGAACAGTGCGGAACCGTTGTAGTTCAGCAGCAGGCCTTCCTTGTACGACGGGCCGTCAAAGCTGAAGGGCTGGAACTGGACCTTGTAGAGCACGAAGTCCAGCAGGCGCACGACACCGTCGGCGTCCTTGGACGGCACCCGCACGACCATCGGTCGCGGCTTGGTGTTCATCGTGTTCTCTTCCCACAGGGGGAGAGTGAAGGTCTGGTTCGCGCCCGTGCCGGAGCTGGCCACGACCGAGCCGGAGATCAGCGACAGGGTCTGGAACGGGATGTAGCCGCCCTGCACCGTCACGTTGACCTTGTTGGCCCAGTACCACGTCGACAGGATGGTGTCGTCGCCGGTGTTGTCGTAGCTGTCCTGATCAAGCTCCATGGAGCCAGACCGGATGCCGTAGATGTCACCAAACTCCTCTTCGAGACCGGTGGCCCCGTCAAGGATGGCGGCGTGAGAGATGCTGAAACCCTCAACTGTCGGGTTGCCCATGGTCGATCTCCTTCAGAACGAGTTGGCAAGTGAACAGGTTCGAGTTCTTGCCTACCTCTGAAGATCGGCCTCAGCCCTCAGGGCTGGTAGACGGCCTCCGACTCCACCAGATCGCCGATCAGGTTGAACCGGTGGAGCACTCGCAGCACCGGCTTCCCCTCCCGCCGCATGGTCTTCTTGCAGTCATCACAGGACAGCTCCACGAGGTTGCCGTCCACGATCTTGGGGTGTCCTCCGGCCACAACGGTCTTGGCCAGCAGGCGGCGTGGTCCCACTGGGCAGCGAAGCTCAACGATCTGCATGTTCGCTTCTCGCGATCTGGGCCAAGGTCCACAGGCGTTCGCCCTGAGCGGCGGGGAGGTTGTCCTTGAGCTTCAGGAAGAGCTTCGCCACGACGGCATCCCAGCTGTGTGCCTGCGGGATGATGCGGGCAGCCAGCTCGCCCTTCTCGTGGGCCTCGTTGCGGTGCTGGAAGACGTGGATCATCAGCCGGGCGAGGTCTTCGATGGACGCCCGAGCGTTGAACGTTTCTGGAAAATCAGAGCTGACCGGCTCCAGCGTGTAGGCCAGCGGGTAGGAGTAGGCAGGGTCGAGCCACTGGGTGTGGCCTGCCCAGTTGGTGGCGATGACCGTGCCTCCGGTGCTCATGAACTCCAGCGCCGGGACGTTCTTGCCCTCACCCCGGGACGGGGCCAGCAGGCAGTGCTGGACCTTGTAGAACTGGCGGACCACCTCGGTCGGCCAGATGTCGTAGAAGATCCGCAGGGAGGAGAACTCGTCACCGGTCTCCGGGTCGATGTCCCGGTACAGGTCCTCGATCTTGTGGTGCAGGCCGGGGGCAGTGGTCTTCAGGCTGAGCCGGGCCCAGCGCCAGAACTCCGCGTCCATGGTGCGCGCGAGCCGGAACGCCTCGATGGTGCGGAAGGGATCCTTGCGCTCGCTGAGCACACCGATCTGGGCGAAGTGGAACTCCTTGGTGTCCCACTCCCGGTCGAACATGTGGGGCCACTCGGCGGGGTCGAAGCCGCCCTGAAGGACGAACAGCGGGCCGTCGAAGTAGGGCCGGAAGCAGTCCGGGTCGACGTCGGAGTAGCCGATGAAGGCGTCGAAGTTCTTCAGCCGCTTGCGCAGGTCCTTGCGAGACTTCTTGGCGAGGTTGAGCAGGTTGGAGTACTCCCACATGGTCCATGCGACCTTGACCGCTGCGTGGGGTACGACCTCGTCGGGGCACTGGAGGTTGGCCGGGTCGACGTGGTTGATGTAGAGGTCGAACGGAGCGGCCAGCTCCTTGGTCAGCAGGTTGGCCACGTCCTGCGGGAGGGGGGCGTCCACTGAGGTGGCCTGTAGGTAGACGTCGGCTCCGGCGCGCATCAATGCCTGCGCCAGTCCGATCCCATCGTTGCCATAGCCGGAGTACCGACTCATCGGTGTGCGGAGCAACACCTTCATCTTGGACCTCCTTGGGTCTCTCTTTTTGGAAACTGCTTAGGGTACGTTCACGCCGTAGGTCATGCGGCCCATGTAGGCCCCGTCGGTGTCCCGGATGGGAGACAGGGTGGGTCCGTCCACGCGGTGGCTCCCAGCGACCACCACGCCCGTCTTGGAGGCCACCTGATCGGTGGTGCCCCAGATGTATGGCATCCCCTGCCGGGTGCCTGCGTCGGTGAGGTGCAGGTGCTTGTCGAGGAGCTTCTGGATGCGCTCGATCTTGGACTTGGCGTCGTTGACCTTGACCGAGCGGTCCTCGTTGCGGGTGGGGTCGGCCCAGATGTCGATGTAGACCCGGGGGAAGCGCATCGTGTTGTGGTCGTTGGGGGACGTCCACGTGCCGTCCTCATTGATCACGAGCAGGCACTTGCCGGTGTTCTCCACCTTCACGTTGATCGGGTTCTCGTCGAAGATCCACGTGTCCCAGCTGATCGAGCGGCCCAGCAGCTCCCGCAGCCCAGCGTCCTGCGCGAGGTAGTTGCGGATGGCCAGAGAGAGGTCGGTCATTTCCGGAGTCCTTCCAAGTATCGGAGCGCGGACTGAATCCTGCTCACTGAGTCCCGGAAAGCCCCCAGTCCGGTATTGCACGAGTAGCACAGTAGGCCTCGAACACAGGCCCCACAGGAACGCTCTCCGGGGCAACAGGAATGGTCATGATCTACTGCCAACCGACGGGGAAGGCCGGTCTTCTGGTGGACGGCTGTCTCCGGCTCCTTACAGACCGCACAGCACCCGTTCTGGGATTCGAGCAGCGCGTCGTACTGGGCAGGGGTGAGGCCGTACTTGGAGAGCAGGTGGTATCCGTGGAGGTAGTCAGGGTTGCCCCTGCGCCACTTGGCATGAGTCTCCGCCGTGGCCTCTCGCGTGCTCTCGTACTGAGCCGATGACCTCCTGTTGCAACAGCTGATGCACTCAGCTCGGTAGCCCTTGCGGTACTTGTAGAACTCGGTCAGGTCCTTGACCGCACCACACATGGTGCAGCGCTTCACTTCCGGAGTCCTTCCAGCATCGCTTCCACCCACAGGGGGTGCAAGTCAGCCAATGGTCTCATAAAGTCGTGGTCGCCACGGGCTGCGGACTTCCCCACCCAGTGGGTGCCCCGGCGCTTCTCGTAGATGGCGTAGTCGACCGGGCCAGCTCCGCCGTACTGGATCTCACCCTCCCACGTCTCTCCGCCTCCTGAGACTGAGATCTTGCCGGACGCCTTCAGGGCTCCGGACTCCACGTGGACAGCGGCCTGAGTCTGGGCGAAGCCGAAGTCGAGCACAGCGTGCAGTGCCGCCTTGGCCTTCATGGTGGGCATCATCATGAGGCGGTCCAGCTCGCGCTCCACGTCGGACCAGTCGGTGGTGACCTCGATCATGGGACGAAGTCCTCAATGGGCTCTTCGGACGGCCAGTTCTCGCCGGTCAGCTCCTGACCGGTCTCGATGATCTGGACCTCGATGTGGTGCCTGTCGGCGAAGGCCACGACCTCGTCAGGGATCGAGCGGATCTCGAAGGTGCCAGCCACCGGGATCGCTCCGCGCTCGTTGGGGATGGTCACGATGCGGTCCCCGGCCCTGATGGGGGCGTAGGGGCCTGTGAGCATCACGCCCACCCGGTCGGGTGCCTTGCCCGCGACCATGGCAGGGAGTGCGTCCTTGCCCTCGCGGATGAAGTTCATGTCGAGTCGGCACCGCAGGAACTGGAGAGCGTCGTTGATCGCCGGGTCCGGGTCGGTGGCCTGCGAGTAGGCCATGGTGGCGACACCGTCGTCAACGGTCAGCGTGAGTCGCTCGACCCGCACTGCGGAGTTGAACAGGTGCTCCACGTCGTCACACCCCTTCGACGATCACCAAGGCGTTGGGGTCCCAGCCGAAGGTGGTCGAGAGGCGGCGGTCCACGGGGGACAGGTACTCCACGTTTCCGGAAAGGTGTCCGGCGATGAAGGTGCCGTCGTGCTCGAACATCTCGATGCCGCCCCGCTGGAAGTCCCCGCTCGCGCGGTCACAGACCGACAGCTGGCCGACGGCCATGTCGAACCACATGATGCCGGTCTCCAGCCCCTTCTGGGCAGCCTGAGCCACCTTCGAGTAGGAGTAGGAGCCGATGGACTCGGAGTTGAACGGGGAGGCCTTGGCAGCCTGATACGGAGCGGAGAGGTGGATGGCGTCGGCCATGGAGATGATCGCGAAGTCAACCAGCTGCTGCTGGTCAGCCGTCAGCAGCTCGGGGTCGAAGATGCAGGTCCCGATCTTGAACAGCAGCATGGCCTGAGGGATGGCGGAGGAGGCGATGAACGTTTCAGGAAATGAGGCTGCGGGCCTGCCTGTGAACGCCGCGATCATCTCCCGGTCGTAGGTCTTGTATGCCATCCCTCAGGTTCCCTTCTGTCAGGCTCGCGGCAGCGGGACTGCCCGGCCACGCCGAGCATCCTGAGCGACCATGTCGTCATCGAACGTCTCGCCGGGGAAGGCCACGAACGGCCCCGGGCTGAAGTAGTGCTTGCCCCAGCGGCGGATCTGGGCGTTGGGGTCGTTGGCGAGATCGAGCCACGACTTGCCGGTGCGGTCCTGCGTGCGCTTGAAGGCGTCGCCGCCGATCTCGAACTCCAGCTCCTGACCCCGGTACCAGTTCTCGCCGAAGGCCACGAAGCCGTCGTAGACGAAGTGGATCACGAACTTCTCGCCGTCCCCGGCCTTGGCGTACTGGGTCGGGGAGTTCTCAGCGATGATGGCGTTGCGCTTGGCCATCTTGTCCTCAAGCTCCTTGATCCGGAGCTGAGCTGCGGTCAGCTCGACCGGCTCTTCCACGACGTCGAAGGAAGGCATCGGGGCGGAGAGCATGGCCTCCAGCTCGCGGATGCGGGCCTCTTCCGGGTCCTCGGGAGCCGTGTCTGCCGGTGCCTCAGTGACCGGCGTGTCGTCGGCTGTGAGGTCGAGCAGGTCGTCGAAGTTGTCCACCAGTGCGTCCGTTGGCTTCTTGGGGTCAGCCATTGTTGTTGCCCTCCCGGGGTCTCTATTGAAGATCGGCCTGTAACCGCTTGGGACAATGGTACCGGAGTCCCTACCTTGGCGCACACAGCGACTCAGTAGGTGTAGACCACCATGTAGCCCGTTCCCCCGGCTCCACCGTTGCCTCCGAGGCCCGGGTTCATCCCGACGCCGCCACCGCCCCCACCTCCACCACCGAGCCCACCATTGCCGCCGTTACCTCCAGCAGCGCTTGCGAACTGGGTGACGCCACCGCCACCACCCCCGCACCCACCCTGCATGGTGTTGGCAGCAGCTCCAGCGGTTCCGGCTCCAGCAGACCCTGTGGTCGAGTCCGTGCCGACAGCGCCACCGTTGCCTGCCGTGTACGTCCCGGACTTCCCTCCGTTGCCTCCGGCGATGTTGGTGGTCGTGGCCGAGTGGGATCCTCCTGCGCCACCCCCGGATCCGCCCTTCAGGGAAGACCCTCCGTGGCTGCTGGCCACCGGGGTGGCCGCGATGCCTGCGCCTCCGGCACCTCCGAACTCTGCGTTGGCTGTGGTTGCCACAGCTGCGGTGCCCGTAACTCCTGCGCCGCCTGCGCCGTTGGTGCCTGCCGTGGGAACACCTCCGGACCCTCCCGAGGTAGACCCGACGCTGCCCTGACCGCCTGCACCACCCCCACCGCCGCCACCTGTGACGACAGCCGTGATCGCTCCACCGTTGCCACCCCCGCCGCCGTATGCGGTCACGTAGGACCCGAAGGTCGTGTTGCCGCCAGCGCCTCCGTTACCACCAGCTGCACCAGCTGCACCACGGGCTCCAGCAGTGCCTGCGGTGCCGAGCCCAACAGCCACAGTGGAGGAAAGCTCAGAGGCAGCCATGACCCTGTGGACGCAACATCCTCCTCCTCCGCCGCCGCCACCCTTGGCAACGACCGCAGTGGCCAGAGAAGCTCCTGCACCACCGCCACCACCGCCGCCGATGGCCTCCACGATCACGACCTTGGGGGTGAAGGAGGTCGGCATGGTCCACGTTCCACCCACGGTGAAGATCTGGACGTCGGCGTTGCCCAAGCCACCTGCGGAGAGAGGAATGCCTGCCGAGTTCGAGTGGGAGACGCCGACACCGTCCATGAACGCCATGCGCTCACCGGCAGCGAGGAGGGTGTTCTCGATGTCGTAGGAGGTCGCTCCGACCTTCTTGCGGATGGTGACCGAACTCGCAGTGGTGGCGTGCTTGTTGCTGATCGAGATCCACTTGATGGCTCGTGTGGTGGAGACATCCGGGGCGTCACAGATGGTGGTGGTGGTGGCGGTGTTGATGGCGATCTCGTGAGAGCCCGGGAGGGCTCCGGTGTCGGTGAGGTCCGCGTAGGTGACCACCACGTCGAGGGTGGCCGTCGAGCTGGTCACCAACTCCAGCAGCTGGTCGGTCGCAGAGAGAATGATCACGGAACTACACCCCTATCCACATGCGCGCCGCAACCTGCGGGGCGGTCAATCCAGCGGCTGGAGCATCGGCCCAGATGATGTCGAAGTCTCCGTCGCTGTTCTTGGTCAACACCTGCCCTGTCCCCCCAGCTATTGGGATCGGATGGGAGGCCGTGGAGAACGCTGTCCAGCTAACGTAGTCCTGATCTGGGGGAAGGTTCCCGGGCACTGATGATGCGACAGCACTCGTGCAGTACCAGAAGTCTGTGGCTCCGACGGAGTACCGGACCACCTTCCCGATGCTGTAGGCGTTGTTCGCATTCCAGCCGGTGTTGTCCACGGTGACGAACCCGGGCACCCAGCCAATACCTCCACCCCCGTACAGCAGGACCGAGTTCTCTTCAGGCCCCATGAGGGTCTGTGCTTCGAGAGAGGCGGCGGTTTTTCCTGCGGTGAGCAGCACCCAGAGAGCACTGGCGGAGTTGGCTTCCATCGAGGGCACGTAGCCCGTCCCGGTACCCGTCATCACAAACAGGTAGGAATCCTGAAACTCAACCGGGGCGTGGTTGACGACATCCCCTGTGGTGTACTCCGTGCCGATGTCGTAGGTGCCCCGGTACACGAGTGTTCCGAAACTGCCTCCTACGCCCCCCGTAGGGTCAGCCCATGAGACCGCGTAGTCCGTGCCTGAGGTCTTCTCCAGCACCTGACCAGTCGTGCCACCCACCGGGACCCCATGGATCTTGGCGTTGAGCGCGTTCAGCTTCTCCGCAGCCTTGGAGATGAGGCTGGAGAGCTGGCTCAGGGTGACGAACTCGACGGCCATCAGATGCCTGTGGTGGCTGCTTCGAGGGCGGCGGCGAGGTCAGTGACGGACACGGTGATGCCCGCGTTGGCAAGCAGCTGGGTCTGCTGGGGACCGGTCAGCGTCTGGGTGGTGTCGAACTGGAGCCGATTGCCGATGGCGGTGGTCAGCGCAGTCATCCCGGAGGCGTCAGCCGTGATGAGGTCCTGAAGCTCCTTCAGGGTGTCGTAGGCCCCACCTGCGCCCCCGAGGATCTCGGTCTTCAGTGCCGCCAGTGCGGAGGTGACCTTGGAGCCCGACCACGCCGTGGTGGTGTTGGCCGCTGCGTCGTTGATCAGGGCTGCGGAGGCGAGCAGACCTTGAAGCTCGTTGATGGCCGCAACCAGCGAGCCCTTGGCGGTCGTGGTCAGCGAGGTCAGGGAACCGATCCTGCTCGCGAGGGTGTTCAGCTTGGCTGCGATCTTCGCGTTGAGCGCGTCGAGCTGGGCCTTGGTCGTGAACTCTACAGCCATCGTTCCTTCTCCTTCAGATCCCGGGAGTCATGGCGTCGAGCCAATCCTCGAATGCGGTGGTGGACACCACGTTCGGATGTGGGTCCGTGCTCTCTATGTGATCGACCAAAGCAAGTGCCGTAGTGGTATCTGAAGGTCCTACGGGGCCTTCTGGTCCTTCGGATCCCTGTGGGCCGAAGGAGTCCTCGAAGACCTCCACGACCTCAGTGGTGTCCACGAAGATTTCAACGATGGGGTCGTCACTGGCAGCTATTTCGAGAAATACCTCGTCCACGACACACCCCCTAGTAGGTCGAGCGGGACACATCCTTCTGGACGGCGGTCGTGCCCTTCCCGAAGGTCTTCACCCGCCCGTCGTCCATGTTGGTGCCTTGCAAATCCCAGACCCCGGCGCTCATGGTCTCGGTGGTTGCAGAAGGGATCGAGAGAGTGAGGATGCCCTGCGCGGCCCGGGTGGTGTCGACGGTGATGGTGGCCATGACGGTGTCGGCGTCGGCGTCCTTGCGGGCCTGTGCGAGCCACGACCACTGGGACAGGTCGAGAGGCTCCCCAGTGGTCTTGTCCTTGAGCCGGATGGTCTTGGAGAAGGTGTCTCCTCGCACGGGCTTCAGGTCCAGTACGAACATCACTCCTCCTCTCGTCACTACTGAAGATCGGCCTAGACAGGGGAAGGGCCCCCACCGAAGTGGGAGCCCTCCTTGGGGTTGGAGCGATCAGGCCGGGGTGACGTCCGCGACGTACACGAACTGCTCGGGCCGGGTGATGACCGGCAGGATGTTCCACTCCAGCAGGTACTGCCGAGCCGACGGGTCCTTGTCCTTCCACGTCTTGGCGAACTTGCCGGTGTAGCCGTCCGGAGCCTCGTCGTCAGCGGTGGGGCCGACGAACAGCTCGATGGGGCGGTTCTCCGTGAAGTTGCCGATCAGCAGGGCGTCGTCAGCGAAGAAGCGCTGCTCGGCGGACGGGATGGTCGGGTTGGAGGTGTAGGCCGCGCCGACAGCATCGAACACTGCCTCCTGCGGCTTCCAGCTGAGGCCCATGAAGCCCGGCAGGATGCCGGTCTGGTAGTACTGGTCCTTCATCCGGTCGGAGAGCAGGATGCCACCGGCAGTGCCGGGGGAAGCTGCGCCGACGTTGGCGAAGGCGTTGAAGATGTGCGCCATCGTGACCTCGGTGGCGTACGCCTCGACTGCCGGGACCCGACCGTCGCGGGTGATGAGCCGCTTGAGGGCGCGGATGTCCTCGACGATGGCACCCGGGGTGGCCGTGGCCCACGAGCCCGCGACCGACGCCTTGTGCGACGGCAGGAACTTGTAGTCGACGGTCGCCTGAACGTCCGGGTAGTCGAGGGTCAGCGTGCCGGTGAGGGCCTGCCAGATCAGGAACTCGGCGAAGTTGTCGAAGCGCTGGTTGAGGTCCTTGACCTCACGCAGCACCGACTCCTCGGCGCGGGTCTTGCTCAGGTCGCTGATGGAGTTCGCGGCCTGACGCAGCCAGTGCAGCGTGGTGGGCTCGAAGACCTTCTTCTCGCGAAGGTAGACGAACGCCGCGCTCTGCTGCGAACGACCGAGCCGGGGCACGATGTGTGCTTCGGAGTTCGGGATGTTCGGGCGGGCGATGGCGCGGGAGCCCCGGATGACTTCCCACTGCACGGAGGGGAAGGGGTGGGGGGTCTGCGGGACGCGGCTGAGCATCTCCAGCGACTCGGGAGCCGTGAAGCGCTCGACCACACCACGAAGAACCGTGGGCTGGAGCAGGGAGATCTCGGGCACTGAAGTTGTCCTTTCGTCGCGCCAGAGTAGTTTCTGGGAAGTCAGCGACACCGGCTTAGGTGCCCGATCTGCGGCCCGGATTGGCTACCGGTCACTTGCCTGATCTGGTGTTGAGTTGGCCTTTCGAGCTACTCAGGATCAGGAGGGGGAAGCCCCCTCCATCACCTCAGAATCCCGACCGGGAGGTAGTGCTCAGAACTTGAAGAAGCCCAGCACCGTGTTGACCTGTGCGCCGAGCACCGAGGTCAGGGTGACCCCGGAGTTGGCGGCGGAGACCTTGTCGAGCTTCAACATGCCCATGAGGACGATGTTGGCTGCCCAGCGCTGGCCGTTGGCATCGGAGCCGGTGTTGACGCTCTTGCGGAGAACGCCCTCGGGTGCCGTGGTCGTGGCCACGTACATCTTGGTGCCCGGGTCCTGCTTGATGAAGGTGCCGAGCTTGAGGACGCCCTGCCCCGGCTTGAGGGTGACGCCCTTCTGGGTGTAGGCGACGGTCGAGTAGAGCAGCTCGTCATCGACGGTGGTGTCGGAGCTGACGTAGCCGGGACCCGGGATCGAGTTGCCGTAGTATTCGGTGGTCATTTCTGGTGTTCTCCTTCTGAGAGTTCTGGTCGGGTCTGCTGAGTACTACGAGCGCACGTACGCGGCGGTCTGGCTGTCGGCAACGGCGCTGAGGCGAGCGATCTCGTCCTCCACCGTCTTGTCGTGTGCGTCGTCGATGACCTCTGCGCCACCCTCTGCGGAGAGCTTGACGATGGGGTTCTCGGGGACGATCTTGTCGAACAGCTCGGCGTTGGAGAGCTTCAGCTCGACCATGGCCTCCTTGTTCTTCGGGAGGATGTGGCCGGAGAGGACCAGCTTCTCGACCTCTGCCTCGGCAGCGGCCTTTGCACCGCTCTCGATCAGGGTGTCGACCTTGGCGGTCAGGGCGACGATCTTGTTGCCCGCTTCGGCGACAGCGCCGATGAGGACCTCAGCAGAGACCGTCTCGTCGGTGTTGCTCAGGGTCAGGAGGCCGGTACCAACCAGCTCCTCCTGAATCTTGTTGCTCAGGGCGACAGACGCTTCCGCCGTCGCTGCCAGCGCCTGAAGGGCGGTCACGTCGATGCCGTGGTCAGCCTTGAGAGCGGCGAGCGTCTCTTCCAGAGTCATGAAGTTCTCCTCGTTGTCTGCCGGAGTAAGGACCAGCACCTGCCTATCAAGATCGGCCCCACCACGTGAGGCCGCGATCACTTCCTCGAAACCGTGGAGGTTGGTCACGTAGGGACGGTTGGTGATGGCTGTGTGCAGGAGGGTCGGACCCACGCGAGAACCGCTGGTGGTGTCCATGTAGTCGAGGTGGAGCATGGCGGAGGCCCCGAGGAGGGTCTTGCCCATCTTGTCGGCGTCGTCGGTGCGGACGTCGATGTCGACGTAGACCCCGTCGGCCTGCTTCAGGACCTTGATGACCTCGCCGATGTTGCGGTCGGGATCCTCGGTGTGCTCGTTGTTGTCCCCCACCTTGGGGACCTGAACGATGTCGGCCACGCCTGCGGCGAAGTTGGCGATGAGGACGTCAGCGAACTTCTCGTCGACCTTGACGGAGCCACCCTTGACGCCCGGGTACTTCAGCTCGCCGTAGTGGAGGATCTGCTTTCGGAAAACACGCCCGGAGCTGGACCGCGCCAGCTCGACGAAGCGAGAGCCTCGCGGGCCGGGTACGACTACGAACTCATCCATGCCTGAGAAGATCGGCCTCAGGCCACAGGAGGTGTGCCCTCCACGGGAGCTGGGGTGGCCTCAGGAGCCGGAGCTGCATCTGACTGCGAAGGGTCGGCGGGCTTGGTCGGCTCGAAGTCAGTGTCCCCGAAGAGTCCGGCATCCTCCACCGGCTGGGGACCCCCGGGCTCCGAGCCCTCCGTCAGGTACTCGTCGTCGTCGTAGTCCACGACCGGAGTGGGGTAGCCGTCGGCCTCCCACTCGGCGTAGGCGTCCTTCAGGGCCTTCTCAGTGGCCTTGTCGAGGGGCCGGGCATCCTGCACCTGACCGAGGATCGACGCGATGTCGTCGGGCCAGTCGGTGGTAGCCGCGAACTCGAAGGGCTTCCCCTCGTCCAGCGACTTGGCGTAGGCCAGCAGGTAGTCCAGAGTCATCGGAGCCGTGTCAGGCACGTGTGCTCCTCCCGTTCGTGAAGTAGTGGTTGAGGTCGTGGATGCCGTAGTACCAGAAGCCGTGGTGGGTGGCTCCACGAGAAGTGTTCCCCAACAGTCTCCACCCAATCGACGGCGGGTGCTGACGAGTCTTCCCATTGGCGTCGCGAACCTCGCCCAAGTAGCTCAGCTCGCGCTGCAACTCGTACAGACTGCCGTTGCGCTGGGACTCCGGGAGACGCAGCCAATCGGACATCAGCTTGGCCATCCGTGTGCGGAGGTCCTTCGCCTGCTCCAAGAACTCGTTGTAGTGCGGGAGAGCGCCGGAGTTGATCTCCGCGATGACCCTGTCGAGGTTCTGGAGGTGCCCTGCGAACGCCTGCTGGTTCTGGCTCTCGTGGTTCGGGTCGGGCCTGAAGCCGCGACGGATCCACGTGTGGCCACCGTTCCATCCGGAGCCAGACAGGCCGTGAACTTCGACCTCCTCGATCCCGTGCTGCCTGTAGAAGGCGAACAGGTGGTCCTGCGTCTCGGCCATGTAGCCACCGTCGGAGTGCGCTTCGCCGTTCTCCACCCGGGTGCCATTGCTCCGGAAGGAGCGGTTGAGGCGGGTGGTGCCCTTCGGGGTGGTGTAGCTGATGTTGAAGCCGTAGCTGGTCCCACTGACCGAGACAGAGAAGCGGGTGACCCCAGCCTCGCGCAGGGCGTGCTCGATGCCAGCCTTGAGATCGGCCTCGCCCTCAGCGGTGTAGAGGTAGTCCTGCATGGGCGTGGTGTTCGTTTCATCAAACCCGACCGAGCTGAGTTCCGGCTTCGGCGCGTCGTAGCGGTTGATGACCTCAGCACTGACCGGAGTCCACGATCCGGCGCTTGGCCGGTCGATGGTGACTCCACGAGGAGCCCGTGCCGGAGTAGCGCCATTGAGGCTCTCCCCTGCGTAGGTGAAGGCGGTGCTCCGGTCGATGTTGCGGATCCGGCGTACCGAGCCCCCACTGCGGGAGACCAGCACGCTGCCACGACGCCGCCAGTAGCCTCCGGTGCCCCACTGGACCCAGTGGTCGTCGGGGACCTGCAAGAGGTTGCGGGCGTCCACGCTGGAGCCCCGGGTCATGCCCACACCGGAGCCCACGGAGGACCGCGTCACCGGGGCGTGGTCGCCCATGTAGGTGAACGTGGCGTTGTGCGACGCGACGGTGCTGAAGGGCCAGTTGGTGGACCCGCTGATGTCGGAGATGCCCGACCCGGTCACGACCCACTCGGTGCCGGAGGACCCACGGATGTGGGAGCCCACCGGGGCTTCCCGGATGTCTGTGCCGTTGAAGGTGCCTCCCGGAGTGAACCGGGGATCCGAGGGAGCTGCCGTCGCGTCGTTGATGTCGAAGGTGTAGCCGGAGGACATGTAGCTGCTGAAGAAGGACTCGCTCCGGTGGAAGCCGCCGCCGCTCTCCGTCCGCAGCGTGGGGTCTCCGAACTCGTTGAAGCCTGCCGCGGTGTCGAAGGTATCGCCGCTCCGGTTGGTCACCCGGACGTGGGCACCCTCGGGCAGGTTGATCAGCTGCTCGGCGGTCGTGGCGCGCGTCAGGCCCGCCTCGGGGACGTCAGGAACGTCCGGCGTAGCCGGGGCGGCAGGCATGGGATCACGGTGGAAGGAGCCCGTGGAGGCCAGCGAGAAGATGCCCCTGCGGGAGCGAGTCCAGATGGTGCCGTCGGTCAGCTCCAGTCCATCGGAGGTGACGGTGAGCCGGACGATCTGGCCGTTCGGGTACTTGTACTCGAAGACCGACCCGAGGGGTGCGTTGAGCATCTCGTCGACACTGACCGAGTCCGTGCCGTTCATGCCGTGCACGACCTCGAAGGTGTTGCCTCCGCCGACAGCGGTGTTCATCCGCTCCTCGGTCAGCGGCCACTCCCGACCGGAGGCCATCCGGATGACCCGGTTGCCGTGGACGTCCCTGTCGATGGTGGCCATCATGAAGCGGTCATCAATGCCGACCGACCCGTTGACCCTGACCCGGGTCCCGATGGGCTGGTTGACCAGCGAGGGGACGTCGATGGGGGTAGCAGGCTCCCTCGGGGTGTCCGCGCCACCACGGTCTGCGGGCTCGACAGAGCCGTTCGTCTGGGACGGCTCGGGTGCCGGGGTGATCTGACCGGTGTCGAAGTTGTAGTCCGGAGGAGGCGGGGTAGCCGCTGCCGGTGCGTTGGGGGCGGCTGCCTCCGGAGCAGGAGTGGTGTCCGGCGTGGCGGGAGCGTTGCCGTCGGGCAGGTAGAACTCGTAGCCATGCAAGGTCGCCCACGAAGCGACCTCACTCTGATCGAAGGCGTCTCCGGTATTGATGTCGACGAACATCCGTCCTCCGGAGCTGTACCTCAGCGTCCGGTCGGAACTGGCGTCCCCACTGTCAGGGTTGTCGTAGGTGACCCGCACCTGACGGTCCCGAGCCCTGTCGATCAAGGCCAAGGACGTGATGGTGAACCGGGCTCGCCCGTTGTGCTCAGAAGCGGAGAGGTTGGAAGGAGCCCACCCGGTGAGGTCCCGAGCAGCAGGAGCCTCAGGAGCTGCTGGCGTGGCCGGGATTTCCGGGATGTCCGGGGTGGTCGGAGCAGCAGGAGCGTCTGCCGATCCCTGCGGGGTGTCCCAGCGGGGCTTGGCCGTCGGGTCGTTGTCGCTGTTGAGGGCAGGCCTCTGGAGCACCGAGTGGTTTCTGAAAACAGGTCCGCTGGCGATGCCGTGGGCGTCCTCGCGCTGCCACGACTCTTCCTCGGGGATGCCGTAGTAGCCCGGGGGCCGACCTTCCGCCTGCTCCTGAATCATCTGGAGGAAGAGCTTCTTGTTGCGGGTCTTGTCGTGCTGGCGGGCGGCGGTGATGTTGCCCTGACGGATGCCGTCGCGGTCCCGCTTCATGCCGAAGTAGGCGGCGACGCCGAGGGAGACGTTCATGTCCTGCAACGGCGATCCGCGCATGGCCATGACCCGCTTCAGGATCTTGTCCGGGGTGCTGTCCCGGGGCGAGAGGCCGAGCTGGCGAGCCAGTGCCTTCTCCTGATTGGAGGTCAGCATGTTGGAGATGATCGAGCGGGCAACCTTGAGGTCGGCCAGCGTCACGTCCATCTGCTCCGGGCCCATGTTGACCCGCTCGGCGCTCGGGGAGACGCCGTTGACGTAGCGCCCGACCGTGACCCGCTGGTGGAAGTCAGCCATGGTCACGTTGTCGGGGATGATGACTGCGCCCGGCTCGGTGTACTCGAACCCGAGCTTCTCGGCGGCGAAGCGGATCATGGCGGGCTTGTGCCGCGCTGGGACGAGGATCCTGCCGTCCGGGCCGTAGGTGCTGTACTTCTTGATCGCCAGCTCGGAGAGGTGGTTGCGTACCTCCTGCGAACGGAAGATCGAGCCCGGGGGCAGCAGGTCGACGTTGTAGTACGAGGACTGCATCGAGCGGGAGTAGACCTGCGCGTTGATGAAGTCCCACAGGTCCTTCTGGGAGACCTTGGGGCCGCCCTCGTACAGATCGATGTTGGGGGTAGTGTCCCAGTTGGTGTCGATCATGTCGTGCGGGCGGGAGCCGGGCAGGTTGGTGATGTCCCCGAAGTGCAGACGACCGTCGTTGATGGCTGAGAAGATGGCGGCGTTGTTCTCGCCGAAGGAGTTGTAGCCCGCGCCACGGCGTCCCACGAGGAACATGAAGCCGGAGTTGTCCTGCGTGTCGTCAGTGCGGGTCAGGACGACCGGCAGGGACCGGCCACCGTTCTTGGACGACTTCACGTAGATGGTGACCTGCTGGCCGGGGCGCATCTCCCGGAGGTGGGCGTACTCCTGAATCTTGTCGCCGGGGACGTAGTCGCTGACGTTCTCGATGTGGCGCTCGGGCACCGTCGGTACGGGGTCGCCTTCGACGTGCTGCTTGCCGACGGTCACCTTCCCGTTGACGAGGGCAGGCTTCAGGACGCTGTTGGGGACGACCGTGTGATCGTCGTTGTTCATGACCTGCTCGTCAGGCATGACCGTGTAGGTGTGGTCGGTGCCGTCATCCCCAGCGAGGTGGATCTCGGTGCCGGGCTCCTGTGCGTTCACATCGTCGATGCGCGCGAGCCGGTCGCCCTCGTTCCAGCTGTCCTTCGAGGGGGTGCCCGAGATGTCCTGATTGGGGACGTGCCACGCGGGCTGGTCACCGTTCTCGATGTAGTGCCCGACGTTGTCTTCCGACATCGGGATCCGCAGGCCGTTGAGGTCGGCCTCGTAGGTGCCGTCGGACCTGCGCTCGATGGAGACTTCCCCATCACCGAGCACGATGGCGTCACCCTGCGGGACGTCCGCGAGGTCGTTGGTGGTGGCCAGCTGGACGGTGGCTCCGACGGGCTTCTGATCCGGGTCCGGGCCGTTGCGGACGACGACCGAGTCATCCCCGGCGACGTCGCTGGGCAGGTAGAAGTCCTGCGTGACCTTGCCGATGGGGGTGTCGTAGGTGCCATCGGCGTTCTTCTTGCCGACGATCCCGGTGCCGTCCTGTGCGACGGAGCCGACCGCAGCCTGCTCGACCCACGGGGCGTTGACCTTGTCGCCGGGCTTGGACGTCGGGTGTGCGTTCTGGTTGTTCCTGTTTCCAGAAAAAGCGTAGAAGTCCGTGGTCCCGTACAGCGGGTGCGGCTCCATCAGGTCGGCGAACTCCGTGGGGGACATGGAGATCTCGGTGTGGTCACCGTCGTCGGAGAGCAGGTGGATCTGGCCGTCGGCCTCCATGCCCCACAGGCCACCGCTGTACCGGTTCTTGGTGAGGAACTTGTCGCCCACCCGGGCGTTCAGGACGTCCTTGCGGTTGGTGACCGGGGTGGAGAACTTGCCCTCCCCGGCAGTGATGCCCTGCGCGCGCATGTCGGCGGCGCTGAGCCTGCGGTCGCCGAAGGCCTCGGTCGACATCGTGGGGGCTGGCTGGGGCTCGGCGGGAGCGTCCGGCTTGAGAGGGAGCTTGTCCTGCTTCGGGCTCTTCTTCTCTCCGTCGATGCCGTTGGCTGCGACGTCGGCAGTGATCGCCTTGTCCCGGTTGGCGTCCGGAACGGCGTTGTGCCCGATCTTGCCGTCGGAGCGACCCTTCGGTTCGGAAGCCGGGGAAGCTGCCTCCGCGCCGTTGAGCTTCGACTTGGCCTTGTCCAGCTCCTTGGCTGTCGCGCGCTTGTCCTTCTCAGCGGTGATTGCGGCGTGCCGGTCGGCCAGCTCCTTGTTGGTCGGGTGGATGTCCTTGGCCGCGCTGAGGTCCTCGTGGACGGCCTTCAGGTGGTTGTCGTCCATCGTGGCCGGGTCCTGCGGCGGAGCATCCTTCGGGGCGACCTCCCGGCGCTTCCGGGTGGGTACCGGCTTCGGGGGGATGGCACGCCGGGGGCCGGGGTCTGGGGCTGCGTCCGGCGTGCCATCGGGGGAAGTCTTGGTCTTGTCCTTGGAGTTCTTGTCGGGCAGGGCGAGCCGCTGCGGGCCGTTCCCGGCGCGCATCTGGGTGGCCAGCTCCTTGTACTGCTTGGCCTGCTCCGGGTCGGTGGACTCCGCCGACATCTTGTCGAGGCGGGAGGCCATCTCCTCCAGATTGACGTCCGGCGCGGGGGTGCCGTCCGGGCCCGGGGCACCGGCAGGAACGTTGACGTCCGCACTGTTGGCGGTGGGGTCAGTCGGGTCGACGCCGAGGGTCTCCATGGTGAAGTCGGGGTCGTTGGCCTGCATGTTGTCGAGACGCTCGTTGAGCTGGTTCTCGGTGTTGCGGTCCCGCAGGTCCAGCGCGCGGCCCTTGGGGGTGAGCAGGTAGAGGTTGTGGTCGGGGGTGCGCGCGATGGCCACGGACTTGTCGCCGTTGAGCCGGAACACCTTGGACCCGGCAGGCAGCCGGTGCGGGTGTTCCCCCACCATGACGGTGTGGTCGCCTTCCAGCTTCGTGAACTGGGCGGTCTTGACGTCGAGGTCGGGGGAGTCGGCGATGACCTGCTTGATCTCTTCAGCGGTCTTCTTCGCCCGGGGGGTCTTGGGCGGCTCAGGCTTGTCCGGGGTCTTGGGACCCTTCGGACCCTTGGGGCCCTTGGGACCGTCTCCACCACCGGAGCCGCCCGCTGCTGCCGCGCGATCCTCGGGGACGGGGGTGTTGGGGAAGCGCTTGTCCGCGCGAGCGATGGCGTCGAGCGTGATCAGTGCACCAATGGGCAGGCCGTACTTGCGGGAACCCTCGGGGGTCCGGACGTGCCTGTCTCCCTTGCTGAGGAGGAGCAGGTTGTTGGCCAGCTCGACTACCTCGGGATCACTGATGTTGCTGAGCTGGAGGAGCACTATTGTCCTGCCGTCCGTTCTGAGTAGTTCACCCGTCGCTTCGGGTACAGCCCTTGATGCTTTCGATGCTCTGTAGAAGATCGGCCACGTCCCCTTCGAGCACCAATCCGGACCTCAGAATGGACGCCGGGGAGAGCCCGGTGAAGCGGTACTCACGCTCAGATGTGGCGGCGTCAACCAGTACAGCGATCAGTCCCCGGGTGGCTCCCAACAGGCTGTCGAAGTGGAACCGGACGGTCTCGTGGGCGATGGTCTGCTCAGTCACTGGATTCGCTCCTCAGAAAGCGTTCGAGCTTGCGGAGCCACTTCATGATGCTGGCGAGGAAGCCGGGGCGGAGCTTCTTGACGGCGGAGGCGGACATCGTCTGGGGCTCAGAAACATCTCCGGTGACCTCCCCGTCCTCCTCCAGATAGTTCTCCAGCCCGACGATCACGATGACCAGATGGCACAGGCAGCGGGGGTGTCGGGGCGGACCCTTGAGGTCGCCGTAGACCTTCATCCGGTTGTCTGCCGGGTACTCGGCCTCCAGTGCCACCTCGGTGTCGTGCAGGTCGGCGCACAGCTCGCAGGGGACGTGGTCGATGAAGTTGGCCTGCCACAACTTGCGGACGATGAAGCCGCCGCTGGAGGACAGCTCCTTGGCACTGCGGAGCAGGGCGTCTGTCTGGCCCCGGGCTGCGGCCACACCAGCGCTGTGACTGATTCTGGAAACAACCCGCACCAGATCCTCGGGCTTGCCGGGACTGGCCTTGTAGTCGCGGAGGTTCCGCTGGACGTCAGCCACGAGCCCGTCGAGGTAGGAGGACTTGATCACGTTCTTCGGGAGCCAGCGGGGCTTCCAGCGGGGGATCCCGGCCTGTTCAGCGATGTGGGCAAGGCCGACGGTGGCAGCGGAGCGGTAGGCGTCCCTGACGACGGCCTCCAGCGCCCAGCGGACGGAGGCTGCGGTGTAGTCGCCCTTGGCCCACGCCTCGAAGATCACCATGATCCGCTGCCGGGAGGAAGCCTCCAGAGCCCGGACGGCGAGGTTGGTCCGTCGGGCCGACTCGATCTGGTCTCCGAAGCTGGGCACCGATCAGGCCGTGGGAGCTGCTGCGGCCTCAGGGGCAGCGGGTGCCTCAGCGGGAGCGGCGGGGGTGGGAGCATCGGCCTGCCCGGGGGTCTTCTGTCCCAGCGCCTTGTCGGCCCGGCCACGGGAGGCCACGAGGTCGTCGATCACGTCGGTGAGCTGTCCGGTGTTGGCGGCGTACTCCTTCACGGCGGTGGTGAAGACCTCCTGCACGTTGCGCATCTCGTTGATGTTGCCGGTCTCCTTGGCGATCTCGAACTGGCGCTGGAGGCTGACCAGACGGGTCATGGTCATCGCCCGGGTGGAGGCCTGCGTGTTCGGGTCGAAACGGTTCCCGATCTCGGTGCCGATGGGAACCCCGAAGAAGCGGGCTCCCTCAGTCGTGCGGACCTTCCGGCCTGATGCCGAACCTGCGGCGGTTGCGAGGGCCATGCTCATACTCCTTCAGAGGCGTTGCTGAGGGCCAACATGCGGTCGGCCCAATCCATCATGTCGTCCGAGATGCCGGAGAGTGCGACCTGACCGGGCTTGGGGGCCTTGACCACCGTCGGCGGCTTGCCGAACTTGCCGGGCTTGAGAGCCTTGGGCTTCTTGGCCTTGGGGGGCTGTCCGGGGACAGCAGGAGCTGCGGGCTGGCCCGGCACGGCGGGCGCTGCGACAGGCTGGGCCGGAACGAGCGGCTGGCCTGCTGTGGGTGCGGTCTGGCTGGCCTGCTGCTCCTCCGAGGACGGAAGGCCACGCGAGTCGGCGATCTTGTCCGCCTGATCGGCCATGTACCCGATGACATCCCCGAGGGAGTTCATCGACGCCAGCTCCTCATCGGACATCTCCAGCGCGGGGTCAGGAGGCAGAGGCTGCCCGTCCGGCCCGAGAGGGCCTGCTGTGGGGTCTCCGGGGACTCCCCCGGCACCCAGAGCTGGGTCCGCTCCCGGCACGCCTCCGGGGGCGAACTGGGCGGCAGCTGCGGCCTTCTCCTCGGCCTCGCGTGCTTCGACCTTCTCCCAGTCGATCTCCAGCCCCATGTCCTTGGCCTGCGTCTTCTCCAGCTCCCGCATGAACTCCTCGGAGACGTTGGCGCTCTGGCCTGCGGTGGCGAGCTTGTCGAAGGTGGCTGCGATGGCCGCGCGCTGCTCGTCGGTGAAGGTGCCCCACGTGAAGGTCGGGTACTTGCCACCGTCGAAGTTGTAGTCGATCAGCTGGGGGATGATGTAGTGGTTGATCTGGTTGGCGACGTCGTCCATGATCGCCCGCAGCATCAGGATGAACATGTCATCCCCGGGCTTGGCGAAGTTCACCAGCGCACCGGACTCACCGGAGCCCCCACCCGTGTCCGCGTCGAAGAAGGCCGCGAGGACGGACTCGCTCATCATGTGGTTGTGGTGGTTGATGAGGTTCAGGAAGTCGAAGGTTCCGCCCTCCTTCAGCACCTCGACCTTGAAGCCCTCGGGCATCATCATCCACTGGGCCAGCGCGAGGCTGCTCAGGTTCCGGGCGAACTCGGTCTTGGCGTTCTGGGAGGCGTTCGGGGGGACAGTGCCGATCCGGGTGCCTACGGCTGCCCGCTGGGCTGCGAGGTGGGCAGTGAAGTAGGCCTTGGCCTTGGCGTCGTAGTGCGGGAACGCGGACTCGAAGAAGGAGACGCCGTAGAACTTGCGCTCGTCCTCCTGCGCGGCGTAGTAGAACGCGTACTCGGGCTCGATGAAGACGTCGGTGACCTTGCCCCCGGTGACGGCGCGCTGACGGAGCCCGGCGAAGCCTCCTGTCTTGTCCGAGACGAAGGTCATGGTGTCGGAGGGACGGTAGGCCAGCTTCTGGAGGGTGACCTTGCCCTTGAGTGGGCCCTTGGTGGGGATCCAGAACACTTTCTCGAAACAAGCGAAGCCCTCGAACAGGGCTCCGAGCATCTGGCCGATGAAGCGCTGGAAGGTGGTGGTCATGCCACCGTTGGCCGGGGCCGTCCGGAAGACGTTCTCCATGAACTTGCCTTCGGCCTCTCCGCCGTCAGCAGGCTTGAAGGTGGCCGACACCAGCGAGGCGCGGATCGGCAGCGTCAGGAGGCGGTACAGGGCCCGTGCGTGGCCGTCGAGGCGGCGCATGGTGACCAGCTGGCGGGTGGTGGGGCGCTGGACGTCGTACTCGTCCTTGAGCACCTCGTTGAGGTCCTCGGTGGGGGTCTTCTTCAGGCCCATGCCGACGGGGTTGAACGGGGTGGTGTACGCCAAGGAGGAGTCCACACCCTGCTCGAAGCCCAGTGCAGGGATCTCCGAGGTCTGGTCGGAGGGCTTCTTGGTCTTGTCCTCAACAGCGGTACTAGACACCGATGCTCATCCCCTTCATGCCGAATGGAAGCTCGAAGGCTCCCTGTCCATACTCCAGTGGAGCCAGCTGCTCCCCGATCATGAAGAGAGAGCCGCCTGAGTCGATGGCCTCGCCGTCGGGGGTTTCCTCGCCGCCTATACCGATTGCTCCCACGATAGAGCACACGAAGGCGTCTGCTTCGTCTTTCGACCCGTTCATGGGGTGGTCAACCTTGCCATTAACTCGGGACAGGCCCTCCAGCTCGTTCTGGAGGCGCTGACTGAACGGCATCTTGAGCCGACTGTCGCTGGCAACGTCCTTCAGGGTCTTCCAGAGATCAGGCTTCAGGTCGGTGGAAACCCGCTCCGAGAGGATGCCGTGGGAGGTCAGGATCTGGATCGTGTCGACGCTCTGGAAGCCGTCGAAGGTGAAGGACCCGATCCAGAAGCCGCGCTTGATCAGCTCGAAGCAGAGCTTGCGGGCCCAGCGGATCTGGATCTCCCGGGGGAGGACCTCCTTCTCGCCCCGCTCGTAGTCGATGGCGGCGATGTCGGCGGAGAAGTTGATGGTGAAGTCGTTGCGGACGTGGGGAGCCGTGGTCGTGTAGGAGGAGACGTAGCCGGTCTCGTCCTCCATGGTCTCGGTCTGATCAACCCACTTCTCGACGTGGCTCATGGCGATCCCGGCCCTGTCGCCCTTGACCGCGAGGTCACCGTGCATGGCGTAGCGGGCCCCTGCGACGGGACGGAAGTCGGCGGCGAAGGTGAAGACCGGCTCCCAGCCACGCACGGTCTGGCCTGTGGCCTTGCTGGTGGTTTCGACAACCTTGTAGTCGACCTGAATGGGCTGGTCCGGGCGGTCGACGGCCTGCCGGAAGATGGCCGGGTTGCGGAAGTAGGAGTCGGTGGCGCGGAAGGGGCGACACTCGTACTTGGCCGCTGCCTCTTCGGGGTCCTTGCGGTAGTCCGAAGCGAAGGCGTCCTTTCCAGAAATACGGGGGTTGACGTCCCACGTGGCGTACGGGCCGGAGGCGAAGTAGATCGACTGCTCGAAGCCGACGTCGAGGATGTCCTGCTCTGCCTCTGCGATCAGCTGCTGGATCGTGGAGCCGAGGTAGCGGGGGTAGGAGATCGCCGCCCGCTTGTAGCTCTCGGGGAAACGGGTGGAGGCGGAGGTCTTGAGCATCTTCAGGATCGACTCAGCGGAGGTGCTTGCCTCCCGGGCCCTGTTGCCCTGACCGATCATCTCGCCCGCAGCCTTGAAGGCATCGATCTCGTCGGCGATGCCGAGGATGATGTTCAGGCCTTCCTGCGACTCCGCGTCGGAGTGGCCGGAAATGGCGGTGATGTTCTTGGCGTACTCGATGGTGTCGCGCTTGGGCTCGGCCTTGTCCTTGAACCAGCCCCGCTTGACCATCCGGGTCAGCGGCTCGAAGAACGCGCGGTTGGCCTGCGCGGAGTTGGCCGCGATGTTCAGGATGTGGATCGAGTCGTCCTCAGGCATGTTGAAGTAGCGCTGGGGGGACCGCAGGCACATCAGCAGGTAGGCGACCCGCATGGCCGCGACGCGCACGGTGGAGTCCTTGCCGCCACCCTTGCCCCACTCAGCGGCGATCAGGTTCTTCATTGGGTAGGGCTTGGCCCAGTAGCCGCCGAACCAGTCGCCCATGTCGATGAAGGTCTTCTGGAGGTAGACCCGCTCGATCACCCGGACCAGCTCGTACTGGATGTCGGAGAGCATCCACTCCGCGCCGAGGTACCCCTTGTCCTGCACGAAGACCTGAAGGGGTACCGGCTCCTCAGCGAAGATCTCCTCCGCCGCCGAGCGTGCGTGGTATCCCGGGTCGATGTCGAAGCGGGACGCCGCGCCAGCTGAGGTGGGTGTCCACAAGACGGTCACGGGCTACCCCCGCTGCGCGATCTTCTGGATCTTCGCGAGGAAGCTGGGGTCGCTGTTCTTCATGTTGATGACGTCTTCGAGGAGGTCCTCTTCGGCCTCGGTGAGCTTGTCCTCTTCGGGGGCATCCACCCACTCCTGCTTGACCTCGGTCGGGTCGCCGAACTCCACGTCGGTGCCCTCGACGGTGTAGGGGACCTTGTGGAACTCGGAGCCCTCACGGCCCTCGACCTCGACGATGATGTAGTCGGTCCACAGCTCCCGGATCCAGCTGTACTCGTGCATCAGGACGGGAGAGTCCATGGAGAACGGCCCATCGCCGTGCTCGGAGCGGTGAGCAGCTTCCTTGGCCTTGCGGATCGCGCGCTCACGGGCGTTCCACGCGCTGCGGATCATCTCGGTGTTGAAGGAGCCGACGTTGGTCAGCATCAGGTACTCGAAGCCGTCGTGGCGGGAGGCCTTGACGATCTTCTTGGCCGCGTTCTTGCCCTTCAGCGCTTCCCACTCGGAGACGGCCTTGGCTGCCTTGCCCCGGGTGTCGGCATCGACGTCGCCACCACCAGCTGCCCAAACCTTGCACCGGGAGACGGCGATGGCAATAGCCTGTCCCTTGGACTTGCCGGACTTCATGACGCCCTTGGCGATGTGGCAGATGTAGTTCGGCAGGCCCCCAGCCTTCTCCACCCAGTTCTTCTTCGGGGAGCTGTCCAGTGAGCACGGTCCCGCAGCGGCGAGCTTGAGGATCAGGTCGATTTCGTTGCTGTCCATGGATCCTCTTTCAGTAGCCAGCAGCTGCGAACTGCTCCTTGAAGTGGAGCAGCAGCATCTGCCGGGTGGGCTTGTCCTCAATCAGCTCGACGCCCTTCATGGCAATGCTGGTGAACTCGTCGAGGAACGCCGCACGCAGCTGCTCGTGGCCAGTGGCCAGAACCTTGTTCCACTCCTTGACCATGTCCAGCCACTGGGCGGTGGCGTCCTTCTCAGAGTTCACGCCGCGCCAGCCGCCGTAGATCTCGTGGTAGCGCAGCATCACGTACTTGGTCGCGATCCGCTCCAGCAGGAACTCCTGCACGGTGTGCATCGGAATGCCCCGGGACTCGGCCTGTAGCTTCCGCACGGACGTCAGGTACAGCTCAGCCAGCTCAGGCTTGGCCAGCACGTCGGCAGGCAGCTGGAAGGCGACCCCCAGCTCGGGGGCCTCATCTTCCGGAGGCAGACTCGTCACACCTCTGAAGATCGGCCCTTCATTCGATACCCCCCACGCGCATGGAGTGGACGGAAGCTCTCGGCGGTGCGGAAGTTCTCAGCGGTGCCGTGGATGCCGTAGACGCCGATGTTGTCGACGCGACTCATTTCAGGAAACACACCGGACAGCCCGAGCTGGGGGAAGATCCGGGTGTTGAGGTTCCAGTCCCATCCCGACTGGTTGCCGGGGGTGCCGTTGAAGGTCGAGTAGTCGTGGTCCCACGTCGGGCCGAGGACGTCATGCCAGACGTTCTTCCACGTGCCCCATATCCACGGGTTGAACTCGGAGAGGACCTGCACCACCTCAGGGTCGGATCCGGGACCGTCGGTGTAGGCGTGCACCGTGGCCACCTCAGAATCATCTCTGAAGGCTGCCTCCGCCCAGTCGAAGTACTCCAGCACGTCGTCGGAGACGCACAGGTCGTCCTCTGCCCGGATGACGAAGTCGAAGTTCTTGAACATCTTCTCGAAGCCCACCCACGGGTGGTGGAGGACACCGTAGCGGGTGGGGTTGACCTCGACGTGGGACGCGAGGTGGCCCATCCTCACGAAGGAGGCCTCGACGATGGCGGCGCACTCCTCCGCCTTGGGTCCGGGCTCGATCATCACGAGGAAGGGCACCCCGAGCACGCCCCGGACGAGTTCCCACGACCGCATGGTCCGGGCCAGCAGCTCGGGCCGGTCGTAGGCGGTGAGGAAGATGGCCTTGGTCATCATGGGTGGACCGCCGTCGCACGGCTGTCGGTGCCGCCGAGTTCGGTGGTGTGTGGCACCTCGCTGACCTCGACGCCCTCCCACCCCTGAGCTGACAGGACCTGATCAATCGCATGGATGGGGACGTTGCCGTACCAGCCGGGCTGGTCCGGGTCATCGTGGTTGACGCCGTGGACGCCTCTCCCGGGGCCTGCACAGGTGACGATCAGCCGACCACCCGGCTTCAGCATCAGGAAGGCGTTGTTGAGGATCTCACGCCAGTACGGGGTGTGCTCCAGCAGCTCGCAGCAGACCACCAGATCCACCGGCTTGCTGGGGCGCACGGTGGCCGCGTTGGCAACCAGATCCACGTCCGGGCCATCGACGGCGTCGATCCCGATGTACTGGGTGCCGGTGAAGAACTGGCGGATCCCTCTGCCGCTGGTGTTGCGGGATCCGAGTTCGATCACGATCATCTCGGGGTCGTGGGTCTCCCACTGGCGGACCCAACTCATTGCCTCTTCGTGCATCAGGACTCCTTCTTGGGGGTGATCACTTGTGCTGCCACCACGCTGTGCCGTTGTCGGCGTTGGCCCAGAAGGTGGTGTGTACGAGTTCTCCGGTGACGACGCGGGCGGGGGCGTTGCAATACGCCGTCAAGTTGAAGATCGCCATGTCCGACTTGGTGGGCCAGCCAGCTCCGGCCCACTGCACCAGCAGTGCGGCGAGGAACGCCTGCACGGTCTTGACGTGGCCCCCCACCAGACCGGCGTTGAGCAGCAGCAGGTCCCGCTCGGAGTCGATGAACAGCTGCTCGATGGGGGAGGGGTGGTGGTTGATGTTGCGCATCCAGTCGCAGCCCACGAGGTGCTGCTCCTCGCTGCCGACATACAGGACGCCTTCCTCCATCTGATCCCACGGCTCCCGGAGCATGGTCACGTCCGAGCCGTCGGTCAGCCACACCTTGTCGAGGCTGTGCTCGTTGAGGTAGAGCCACTGGAGGAAGTAGACCCACCGGTTGAAGTACGGGCCACCGGAGGGGACGTTGGGAGACGCCAGATCGGAGGAGTTGACCAGCTGCACCCCCTGCGGGGTGGTGGTGAGTTCGTCGGCGATCACGACAGGGGTGGCACCCTTGATGGACGCTGCCCACGTTTCCAGAATCGAGGGATCGGCATCCCACTTCCGGCCCCGCATCGGGTCGGGCTCCTTGGTCAGGAGGGAGGTCACGACGACATTCATGAAACGTGCTCCCTCAGGGCAGTGGTGGAGACGAGCACGGATCCTCCGACGTAACGGGTACGGCGGCAGTAGTCCGCCCATGCGTCTGCTCCGTCGTAGACACGTGGGTCGAAGCGGACCTTCATCTCTCCGGACACCACGACGGCGCTGGGGTGAGCCTGATCAGGCTCGTTTCCGAAGAAGGTCTGGTGAGCGCGAGGTCCGATCACATCGAAGAGGTCTGGCTCGGCCATCCACACGTCCAGCGTACGCATGTGGTGCCTGAGGCTGTCCGCGTGGCGCAGGGGCAATGGTGCTGTCGGATCGAGCAGGAGGACGTCCCAGATGGCGTCTGCGGGCTGCTGGGCGGCGATGTGGTCAAGGCCTGCGTTCCACAGCATGGAGTCCCGGTAGGCCCCGAGGATGACCGGATTCTCTGCCGTCCGGCGATGGAAGTGCAGCGGATACTCCGAGACCACCACGGCGCGCTCAGCGGGGACCCGCATGGCTGAATACGCGGAGGGTACGTCCACGAACTTGCCGGACTTCACGATGGACAGGATCCAAAGTTCGGGGAGGCCGGTGGTGGCTGGGACTGTGGGGGCGAGCAAGGATGTCAAGGCCATTCCTCCAAAATAGGTAAGAGTCCCCCCGGCCTCGCGAGCAGCCTACAACGGGAGAACTGAATCGGTGCAAAACTCATACAGATGCAGCCGGAGCAAACCGCTGGAGGTCGGAAAGGCTCATCCTCCGGGGGGTCTGAACCTCCTCAGTGGATGGAGCAGGGACGGCCATCGCCATGACCTTGGGGATGATGTCCTTGCCCTTGGTGAACGCCTCGGTGACCAGCACCAGCGCCATCTCCAGCACCCCTCTGGGGTCGTCGGAGCGGATCTTGGTCTTGACCTCCCACAACACCCGGATCGCAGCAAGCAACCGCTCCGGCTCCAGCTTCAGTGCCAGCCCATGGCGGACCTCGTAGTCCTCCCCCGACACCTTCAGGGTGCCTCCGGCGCGCAGCACCAGCAGGTCCCTCAGGCAGGAGACCAGCTCAGCGGTGATCTGGCCGGGCGAGCCCACCGAGGACAGCTGGGTGTCCAGCACCTCGAAGACCCGGGAGTGGTCGCCGGAGGCGCAGGCCTCCAGCAGGGCTGGTGCCGTGTCGTGCTCCCCCGTCAGGCGCTGGTAGTCAGCCATGGTGGTCACCTGTGCGCGCCACGTCTGGTCCAGTGCCATCAGCGCGGTGCGGACGTTGCCACCTGCCAGCCGGACGATGTGGTTGATCAGGTCGAACTCGGCAGGGATCGACTCCTTCTGGGCGATCACCATCACCCGGTCCAGCACGTCGGCGTCGGGGACGGCGCGGAACTGGAACTCCACCAGCCTGCTCAGCACGGTGCCGGGGATCTTGTGGGGCTCGGTGGTGACCAGCACGAACACGGTATTGCTCGGCGGCTCCTCCAGCGTCTTCAGGAGGGCCTCGAAGCCCTGCCGGGTGATGCTGTGTGCCTCGTCCAGCACCATGACCCTGTGGGCCCCTCCTGTGGAGAACCGGGCCACGTCCAGCAGCTTGCGGATCTGGTCCACGCCCCCATTGCTGGCAGCGTCCACCTCGATCACATCGGAGGCCCCCATCTGGGAGGCGAGCACCCGGGCGGCTGTGGTCTTGCCCACCCCGGACGGGCCGGAGAAGAGCAGGGCGTGTGGGACCCGGTCGGTGTCGACCATCCGCTGGAGCACGGTGGCGTTGAGCCGCTGACCCACCAGATCGGGGAACACCTGTGGCCGGTACTTCAGGGCCAGTGGGGCTGTGTCGGCGTCGCTCATCACTTGCTCGTCACGAACGAGCCGAAGCACCCGGCAGGAGCGTCCTGAAACGGGATGTAGAAGCAGTGCGAGTAGAACCAGAAGCCGTACAGGCACATCACCGCAACCAGCGTGGCGGCTGCCAGCAGGGACACATGGACCTTGACGTTCTCAGGCATGAGGGGCTTCCTGTTCGTCGGCAAGGATGTCCTGCCGGTAGTCGGCGACGACCAAGGCCAGTACCTCACCGATGTCGGTGGCGTGGCCGTAGAAGTGGTCGAACGCGGAGATGATGACCCTCTCGCAGCTCTCGCAGGGCTTGCCGGAGATGAGGCAGTCGGTGTGCACCCCGCCGTGCTCGTGGGCCCAGCGCAGGACCTTGCGGGGCATACCGGGATCAACATTCATTTCAGGAAACGTCCTTCACAACGGTCTTGCCGTTGGTGGTGGAGAAGTTGTAGACCCGGTCGGCGTACTGGGCGAACTCTGGCTGGTGGGTGACCATGATGATCTGGACCCCGGTGCGGTCGACGACCTCGCGCAGGAACTGCCCTGTCGGTTCGAGGTACTCCGCGCTCACGTGGGCGAAGATCTCGTCCAGCACCATGATCGTGGAGTCACGGGGATCGCGACCCATCAGCATGACGACGAACCGCAGCAGGAAGCCGATCACGGCGGCAAGGCCACCGCCCCGGGCGTCCATCACCGGGGTCTCGATGACGTCGTTGCCCAGCGTCGTGCGGACCACGAACTCGACCACTGCGGTCTTGCCCTTCACGGCCTGCACGATGTGGAAGCTCAGGGTGTCGTCGAAGATCATCCGCAGGCCCCGGGTGACCAGCTCCTCGATGCTGGACTGGGCGGCAAGCTGCCGCTCCTCCCCCAGCGAGTTCAGCAGCACCGTCACGCGGTCCAGCTCCTCCACCAGTGCGGACAGGTCTGACACCTCGGTGGTCAGCTCCTTGCCCCGCAACAGCACCGCCCGGACCCCACCCTGCGCCACATCGATCTGCCGACGGCGCTGGCGGGCCCTGACGACCAGCGAATCCAATGTGTCCATGACTACTGGTACGCCTCAGAACGTCGCCAGACCAACCGGGGTGCCCAATGAGTGCATCAATCTCTTTTTCGGAAACGTCTTGGGGGGCGTCGGCGACCACACGCTTGCGCAACCGGGTCGCGTGCTGACGGCTGATGCCGAGCTTCGCCGCCACCTGCGCCGCGCTCATGTAGGCCAGATCCTTGACCATGCCCAACAGCGGCGAGACCCGCTTGGACCGGCAGCCCCCACGGTGGGCCTTCTCGAAGCACTCGTGCTCGGGGTCGTAGTGCTCCAGCGCGTACTCCGCCGCCGAGACAGCCATGTCCGCTGTGAGCAGGTAGGACCGTTCGGTAGCGCCTAACGGTCGGTGGAGCTTCACACTGACCGTGAAGACCCAGTCGCTGAGCATGTCGACATCCGGGAACGGAGTGCTCGTGCGGCGGAAGGTGTGGAGGTACCGGTTGGCGTTGCCCTTCATCCACCCGAGGACGTCAGAAGAGTCGCCACACTCGGGGTAGGGGAACAGCTTCACAACTACTGGTACGCGGATCGGACCCGAAAACGCAGCGAGCCCTCGATCAGAGACCAAGGACTCGATGAGCCTTACTCCCCCTACGGGGGTAGTTAGTTAAAGGTTACATAGTGGTTTACGACTTCGAGCGCAGAAAATCTTCGACGCTGAAGTCCAACGCGGGGGTGTAGTCCCGGTGCCAGTGGATCTCTCCCAAGGGCACCTCATCGGACAGTTCGACGGTCATGGTCTCCAGCGACTCGACGACCTTGAGCCCACGCCTGCCCTCGAAGATCATCGCCATGCACATCTCCTCCAGCAGACCGTCCCGCTTGGCCAGCATGTCGTGCACAGCCTTCGAGATGCTGGCCTCCAGCGCTTCTCCCTCCGGCGTCCCTGACCACATGTACTTCACAGCCGGGACACCGTCGTGTAGGCGGGGAGGGCGCAGTGCTGGCAGGTCGCAGGGACGGTGGTCCTGACCGTGAATGCGGTCCCGAAGTCCACCATCATGGACAGCACCGCCACCAGAGTGTGGTCCTTGCACACGGAGGTCTTCGAGAGCCTCTCTGCCGACCTCACAGCCCCTCCAGAAGGGCGACGTGCCCATAGCCATCCTCCAACTGCTGAACGACCCGCACAGAGGCAGGATCGAGACCGCGCTTCGTAGCTTCCACCCTGCCCACCATCAGCGCTGCCGTGGTGATGTTCTGGGTCAGCGAGCGCTGGCCATCCACGCGCAGGGTGCGCTGGGTCTGGGTGCCCGTCATGCGGGCGAAGATCCGCAGCTGAGGCACGGTTCCCCGAACCTCGCTGCGAACCGTCATGGTTGCCACCATCAGACCTGCACGCGCTTCGGCGAGACGGCGGGCTCGGCGTTCTCCCGGTCGATGGACAGGGTCTGCACGACCTTGGTACGGAAGACGTCCAGCTCATCGGCGGGGATGGCCTTGGTGTCGAGGGAGTGGATGAAGTACTGCGGGAACTGCTCCTCGACGTACTTCTCGGCCAGTGCCTCCATGTCGAGCCTGCGCTGCTCGTTGAGCTTGACGATGATCGCGCCGTACTTGTCGCTGGGGTAGACCAGCGTCTTCTTTCCGGAAAGACCGGCGTCGAGGTGAGCCTTCTTGATCTTGGCGTTGAGGATCTTGTGCTCTTCGGCGAGCGCGGCGATGCCAGCGTCGAGCTGGGCGTAGCGGTCGAGGTCGGCCTGCGTGAGACCGTCGGGCAGTGCAGCCATTGTGATTCCTTCTGTGTTGTTGACCTGTCCCTAACTATAGTCACTTGGGCTCTGCATGTCAACTGTTTCTGGAATCAACCTACCGGTGGGCAAGCGAAAGCCCGGAGGGCCACTAACACCTCCGGGCTTCCTGTCGGCGCAACGCGACTGCGCGCAGCCTATGACCAGTGGTCCGTCGTCTGCTGGATGATGCCCATCACCCCTGCGTCCGTGTCGTCGATCAGCAGCGGCGTGCGGTTGGCCTTGGTGTCCCCGCCCATCCTCAGCATCAGCGTGTCGGCGATGCACACCTCCAGCAGATCGGTGAGGTAGTGATGGTTGTAGAAGACCTCCTTCGGCTTGCCCTTCCACTGGCACTCCACGACCTCCTGCGCCGTGTTGCCTGCCCGGTCCCTACTCTTGACCTCCAGAGCCCAGTCCGTGGCGCTACGGGCCCCCCTGACGATGCTGAGGGACACCACGGCGATGTCAGGGTCGGCGTTGATCCGCACCCGCTTGATCGCCTCGTACAGCTCGTTGCGATCCACCAGCAGCCCGAGGGTGTTGGTGATCTGCGGCCCGAGCAGCAGGGACTGCACGTCAGGGAACGGCAGGAGCATCCTCTGGGCCACGATGGAGTCGGCCCCCACCCGGAACACCAGATGGCGCTCGTCGAAGCCCATGAGCAACTCGTCGGCCCCGTCGAGGGCCTTGATCAGCTCGTCGACCGTCCGCACCGGGATGGTGGTGTCCATGGCCGGGTCGAGCCCCGCCACGGTGGCCTTGTGCAGCCGTCCCCCGTCGCAGGCGACGATGGCGGAGTCCTTGACCTTGACCTGCATCAGGGACACCCGGGCGTCTGAGGTGGAGGCAGCCTTGCGGGCAGCCATCAGGGCGCACAGGAAGGGAACCACCGGCACAGGAGCCAGCTTGATTCCAGAAACCTCGTCGAGCCCCAGCAGGTTCATTTCCCCCACAGGTACCTGCACGGTCCAGCGGGCGCGGCCCGAGCGCACCAGAGCGGTGGAGCCCACCACAGTGATGTCGACCCGGGTGGTCGGAGCCAGCTTCAGGATGTCCAGCATCCGCTTGGGCGGCAGCAGGACAGCGCCGGGCACCTTGACGTCGACACCGTCCTCCACCACGGAGACCGTCTGCTCCCCGTCGGTGGCCGTGATCCGGAGATGCGCGGCCACCTCGGAGGTGGTGGGAACAGCCTCGAACAGCGCGAAGGCCGTGCCCGGCACGATCTCCCGGACGGGTGTGACCCCGTTGGCCCGGGAGAACAGCGCCTTCAGCTTGGCGACGTCGGCCTTGATCGACAGCGACGCCGACGACGGCAGGATCTCGGGGACAAGGTCGTCCTCCAGCTCGCTGAGTTCGAGCAGGCTCATCTGGTCAGACATAGAGCTTCACCAGCAGGGCGTTGATCAGGTCGTGGGTGGCGTCGATGTAGTCGTAGAGGGTCTCGTTGCCCCCCTTGTTGAGCTTCTCGACCTTCTTCAGGAGCTTGGCCAGCTCCTTCTTGGTGGGTACTCCCTGACCGCTGCCGCTGCGCTCGTACGAGGCGTCTTCGACTGCCTGTTTCAGAACCTTGTTCATGAGGCCTCCCAGCCCGGGACGATGGTGGTGGGGATGCCGTGACTCTGCCAGAGCTTGATCACGGCGGGGTTGTCGTCAAACGCACGGATCGGGGTGTAGCCCAGATCGAGGATGCGCTTCAGGATGTCGGCCTTCACGAAGAAGTCCGGACGCTGGTCATCATCGTTGCGCATCCACAGGCCGTCGCTCGGCACATCGTGCATGGCCAGCCACCACGCGGTGTGATTCCGGAAACGATGCACCCGGGCGGTCACCACGAGGATGGCCACCCCGGAGGCGTGCAGAGCCTGCGCGCGCTTCACCACCCACTGGTTGGCGGGCACGTTCACGCTGGCGCGGTGGAAGGCGTCGAAGTTCCTGACGGGTCCGTTCACGAAGTGCCGGATGCTCCGCACGTCAGCGAGCGTGCCGTCCATGTCGAAGATTGCAGCTCGCATCGGGAGCCTCCTTTCAGGAATCGCGGGTGACGTCGAGGATGGCATCCAGAGCCTCAAGGTAGGTCTCACACACCTTGGACCCCATCAGGCCGGAGAGCATCCGGTCGGACTGGTAGTTGGCGATGTACTCGACGTTGCTGCGGGCCATCACGACCACGAGGTGGGTCGGGTGGTTGTAGTTCGGGTTGTCGTAGCTGACCACCCGGTGGGCGGTGCTGTAGAGGTACCGCTCGACGGTGGCGGCTGGAGCATTGGTGACGACCAGCCAGCGGACGTTCGGATCCCCGCTCACTTCGCGTCCGTCCGCATCCAGATGGCCACGACGGCACCCCGGTTGGCCGAGTTGTTGCTCGGCTTGTAGTTCCCGGTCTTGCGCATCAGGCCCCTGCGAGAGGCGGAGGAGAACAGCGCACCGACGGCGTTGTTGCGGTTCGGCGTGTCGGTGTCCGGGTGGGGCAGGTCGACAGCCCTCACCAGCTCGTTGGCGGAGAAGAGCGTGCCTGCCGGGAGCTTGACGATCCACGCGTTGGCGCGCTCGGCCCATGCCGCTGCTCCGGTGAGTGCCTTGGTCTGGCCCTCCTCCTTCAGCATGAGGCCCTTGGCCAGACCCTTGAGGCCTCGGTCGGTGTTGCTCAGCAGCTTCTCCGGCATGGTGTCCATCGGCACTGCCGTGACGACGATGTCGGCTTCCTCCGCGAGGAACTGAGCCACCCTGACCTCGACCCCGGTGTAGGGAGCGTCCACGAGCTTGGGGGTCGTGCCCTTGATCATCACCAGTTCGCCGGGCTGCATCCCGCTCAGCGGGAGAGCGTCCTGCACGGGCTCGGTGATGGGTGCCGGGGGCTGGCCGGGGAGACGCCGGGTGACCGCGATGGGATTGGCCATCAGGCCCCTGCGCAGCTTGTCGTACTTGCCCTTGCTCATGCTGACCGCCTTGTTTCGTGAATCTGGGTTGACGTCTCTAGTATAAGACTGTCCTTACCTAGAGTCAAGCTCGATGTCAGAGAGATCGTCAGGGACCTTCGAGATGTGGGCGAGCTGGAGATGCTCAACAGCCTTCTCCCACGCAGAGAACCCCATGACGCACACCGTGCAGATCACCAGCGGTGAAGGCTCAGGAGCGGTGTTGGAAAGGGCAGCGTAGATCACCAGCCCTCCCACCAGCAGGACAGCACCGACGGTGACGAGAGCTGTGATCACGCCCCGGCCTCTACCAGTGAGGCCTCGATCTCGGCGACGGCGGAGTCCAGTTCGGCCCGCAGCTCGGTGAGCTTGGACTTGGCTTCCTCGTTGGTCTCGACGCCGAACTCGTCCTTCAGCACCTTGCGCGCATCCGCGAGCCGGGACTTGGCGTTCTCCAGCTCGACGGCGGAGCGTGCCTTCTTGTTCTGCACCTGCGCGATGGCCCCACGGACCTCACGGATCTGATCTTCAATAGCGGCCATGGTTGGCCTCCTCTCCCCTCACTGATACGCCTCTCAGGCGCTGAGGCTCAGAACGAACTGGTTGTAGTACCTGTCACCCTCCAGCTTGAAATCAGCTAAGGGATGTCTGGACACGAACTCTCTGGCTGCTGCACAGGACCTACAGGCTCGGCGACCGTTCTCCCACTGCCGTAAGCAGAGATTGGGTTCCTGCAAGGGATGGCCCCGAGGGCAGTGTGTTCGATTCCGCTTGGTATCAGTTCCATGGGCAATCTGGTCCAGTCGGTTCTCCGAGTGAGTTCCCCACTGAAGATTGGACACCCGGTTGTTGTCTCGGTCCCCGTCTAGGTGCCTGCACTCCAGCCCCTCAGGACGAGGTCCATGGAAGGCCTTGGCCACCAAGGAGTGAACCGCAGGAAGTGACGTCTTGCTCCTGTAGGACACCGCCACCAACCAGTAACCTCTGGGGCCCATGAAGGGAACAAGAATCCTTCCCGGATAACTTCGCTTCCCTCCAGTGGAGTAGGTGACAACGCGAGCCAGAGCCCGAACTCTGCCGAGATCGGACACCTCGTAGTAGCCCCCATACCCCAAGATGGGAAGCCATGTCTCAGTCACATTGAGATCCTCTTCTTGCCCTGCTTATCAATGATGGGCTCGAACTTGGTACACGCATGACGTGTAGGACAAAAACCGCAGGGACCAGTTCCCTCGACCGGGGTCTTGATGTCCAGCAGGATGTCGTTGGCCATGCCGAGGATCCTCTGGAGGAGCTGGTTTCTGGAATCGACGGTCGGCTTGTAGGCCTTGACCCGCTCCTTGCACAGCGGCTGGAAGAGCCCGGTCATGGCCGTGGCCTGCCCGAACATCAGCTCAACGGCGAGATCGTAGAAACCGAGCTGGCCGACGGTCTTGCGCCAGTAGGACTCGTCCTTGGTGTGCTTGACGTCCCAGACGATCCAGCGGCCCTTGTCGTCGCGCACGAGGATGTCCATGTAGCCGTTGAGGATGATCTGCTCGGGCTCCCCAGTGCGCGGGTGGTTGATCAGGATCTCCGCCTCGAAGTGCTTGTCGGCCTCGAAGTCGAACGGCACGACGTACTTCAGCAGGATCGGCTCGATGGCCTTCACCGCCTCGGTGCAGTCGGCCACCACCAGCTTGCGGTCCC